CAGAAGTTTAGAGATTTGTCAAGAACTTTGTGAGTAGTACATATTTAAATTTTTGTACAGGTGTTCTCTGGGAGGGGACCCCAAGGTCCCCCTTATATTCTTATCTTAATTCTTATATATTCTTATATATTCTTATTCTTGTATATATTCTTAATATTATATATATTTATATATATATTTATATATATTTATATATATTTATATATATATTTATATTTATTTATATTAATTTATATATATATTTATATATTTATATATTTATATATATTCTTAGGGTATCATAGATTTCTAATTTGTCAAGAGATATTTATCAATAATCCTGAATATCGTCTGTAAATACCTAGGTAGATGGGATCGGATCCCCTTACTCTCGGTCGTACCTCCCTTGGGCTCTAGGAGCCTCCGTAAGGGGATTACAGGGGATAGGAGGCTAGACCCTCTACCCTACCATAGGGTACCTCCTCCGTCGGCTTATAGGACCCTATATTTACCCACCTTCCTATTTTTCTCCCCCCGTTCGAAAATCTGCTACGTCTCCATCTAGTAATTTCTTAGGAGGGCCCCCGGTGGCTTCGCGAGGCGCTTTCAAGCGATATATCAGATCTATTATGCGATATGATCTTCGCGGGATTTTCGCTGAAGCGCTCAAGTAGCGTGTGAGTTGTGCCTTCGTGCTAGCCTAGTGATCCAGTTTACATAACCTAGATATCCCAGATGCGTATAGATCTAGATATATAGATATCTGGGACATCCAAAACAGCGGGGAAGATTGAACTATCACGTACGGCCGTTGTCTGATAAGAGTACCAGCAGCCAGCCTGTTGGGGTCGAGCGTAACGCTCTGCCGTTCGCGGTTGAGCACCGCTCATTTAACAATAGGACCGAGGGCGAAAGCCCTTTGTCCGCTGAGTCTGAAATGAGATAGCGCTCTAAAGCGCTCCTAATCTTAGGAGGGTTTTAGTATGCGTAGTAACGTAGATTTTTGGTTAGGTGTAGCCAGCGCTGTAGCCATAGCGTTGTTCTGCGGTCTGATAATCATATCTTTTTGGCTACCTAGTCACGTAGTAAGCCACTCCCAGGCATCGGTGATAACGGGGGATTGTGGTAAATGGGACGACGGTTGCCCAAGGCCGATAGCCGATCCTACGGCTAAGCCTAAGCCACCTAGTCGTGCTCCAATTGAGGAGTATAACGGAGGAGGGCCGCTATGAGTAAAGATCGCTACGTAGTCTCGATAGAGTTCATAGATGGCACGGAGCTAAAGGCTAGTTCCAGTTATTGGGGTGACATAGAGCTGTTTCTGGCTAAATGGATGGATAAGCCTTGGAAAGCGGTCCGGATATTTGATCGACAAGTGTAACCCATTGATTGTGGAGTTTTCAGTTTTACAGCGAAAACGGAGCGCTTTGTAGCGTTATCTCGGAGTAAGACTCAAACACGTACTTAGGAGTTTTACTTATGAACGCTACAGTTGAAAATACAATGGTAAACGTTGCTCCGTCAGTTGAGGAGTCTGTCAAGCGCGATTTTCCAAATCTCGCTGGAGACGAACTTGAGGCCAAGGTCAAGGATCGAGAAGCCATGGAAGCGAAACGGAAAGCCGAATTCGCGCAGGCGGCCGCGCACGCTGCCCAGCTACAAGCCAGTGGCGTGGTATTGCGAGGTGTAAATGCCTCAGATATCAAGTTTGATGACGCGGTAGCTGAGACAGGCAAGGCAATAATCCTCAAGTCTATTAGGGCTGCAGCAGAGCTAACCCGCGAGGTGTTTTTGTTCATGCGGCAGTGTGAGGATGAGGATTACGTAGAGGGGACGTTCAAGGTAGCCGAGGGTCGGGCCTTGAAAAATCTGCGGGACGCTCAGGAGGAACAGTACAAGCACGAGCTAAAGCTGTATGAAGAAGGACGTGGTCCTGCGCCTATGGCTATCAAGCCATACCGCACTTTGAGCGATATAGCCAAGATACAAGGCGGTACAGGCGCCGGCTCATACATAATGACCAAGAGTCGGCTACTCAAGTACATGAACAACGCGGAAACGTACATTAACGGTGTACAGGACTGGTATAACTTTCAAGCCAAACACCAAGGCGAACCACAAATGTTCGTAGCCGATGGATTCATGAACTTGTGGAGTAAGCGCTACGCGGATGAAAAGAAAGGATGGAGATTGTTCACTGCGGACGCTCGGTTAGCGGAATTGTGCATAGCCAAGCACGAGTCCGAGAAAAAGCGAATCGAGCGGGAGAAAGGAAAAGCAGCAGCAGCGCAAACCGGGCAGAATGGTGAACAGAATAACCAAGGAATGGCCAGCGGAACGCGGCAGAGAGGCAACCTTGCGGACTCTACGCAAAAATGCCTCAACGCTGTAATACTGGCTGCGCACGACGCCGCGGCCGACCTTGAGCAAGGAGTAGTCAATGCCATACTTTCCGAGTGTGCAGCGAAATTGCGTGAAGCCATCAAGGCGAAGCAGGAAGCCACTAAGGCCAAGATTGCGGAAACGTCATCACGGCCGAGTGTGGGGATTGCCGAGTCTGAGGGTAGACCGCAAGCTGCAATCGAATCTGCGGGCGTTGAGTCTTCTGGCTCGGATGCGCCATCCGTGGTAAAGCCTGATTGGCTGGATCAAGCCGATTGGGATGCGGCGGACGCGGATGTACGCCAGTTGATGATTAGCGAAGGCAAGGAACGGTATGTAGAGGAAAAAGCGTACATGAAACAGCACATTGAAGCAGAAAAGGACGTCGAGTCTAACGAGCCAAAAGCTCAAAACGAGTAGAATGCTAGTCCACTAGGCCGGTAGGGGAAACCTTACCGGCCTTTTCTTTTGCCTTGAATATTTGCCTAGGCCGTCTTTGCCTAGGCTGGGGAACTTTATTGCACAGCCGAGGTCTAAGTATTACACAGAGAAACGATATGTACGGGTTAATAAAAACCCTAAACCCAGAATCTCAGGCTTCCAATCAAGTAAGAAGGTTTTATGATAAACATAATCGTGGGATTCGTTGGAGGTGTAATCGTTACTTTAGGCGTGGGTAAACTGTTACTGGATCAATATGGAAACTGGAACGTCCGCGACCCACGGCTCGTTAAATAATAGGAGGCCAAACTAAATAAGAGACTAGCTATCTTTCTTGATTTTCCCTAATCAAAACTGCCAAGAGGTTTTTATGCAAGTTCAGCAGAATCACGTTGGTGAAAAAGAAACTGGAGCCCTACAAGCGACGCGCGTAGTGGCGTTGACCAGTCCTATACTGTGTACTCTTACGATCAGTCGTGGCGGCGAGACTTTAATGGGTTACGCCACAGAGAATGGGGGATACAGCTTTCTCATTGGCTCAGAAATTCGCAGTTTTGATACCCTTGCGGACGTGTGGAAAGCATGGGAGAAGCACACTGACTTAGACGGCTAGGGAACTTTGCTGCACCGCAACGGTCTAATCTTAGACAGAGAGATTAAGCCACCCGAACAAATAAGAGAGGTGACTATGTAAGAAAACATTAAAATCTCCGTGGTAAGCGGCCCCGAGACGTTACTCTCGGGGCCGTCTTTAAGGCAAGAAAACATGGTAATTAATAACTTGACAGAGCACGAGAAAGATTATTTAGCTTTGATCCTTAATAAGATCCAACAAGCCCAACGGTTGCTGGATCCTCTTAAGGACCACAGTAGCCTTCTGTCCAGTGCTACAGAGCATCTCAAGGATGCTAGTGTCGATATTTCGTTGGCTATTTGGCTCGAATCTCCTAAAAATCCTCCAGATTTAGTTTCTTAGCGGGGTTCCCATGACTATTGATGAAGATGCCACTACTTTAGTGGCTAAGCCCTTTTTGTGTTCCGTTCACATGGTAGAAATCTACAGGTTAAAAAATGGCCCGGACCACGTATATTTGCATACCAATCTTCCAAATCCGAAAGCACCCTACCAAGGTTGCCTTGCGTTACACCTTATGTGTGATAGGGGGACGGGTTACGATTGGGCTGTGGCTAATTTTCCTGAAGTCGAATTCCACTTGTACGATCATTCGGTTGGGAGTACGAGTGTAAGCGCGAAAAATCCTTTGCGTATTTCGCAATCCGCCTTTGAGATTGCGACGTATCCTGCAGCTATTTAGCTAAGGGAAGGTCACCTCTAATCCGGTATAAGCTCTGCATCCCTTGCAAGTGCAAGCAGTGCTAACCCTCCACGACAACGTGCTATGGGTTCCATTGATAGCAAGGTTAAAGTTAGCAGATGAAGGGGTTCAATTCCCTATAGAGGTGCAACGTGCCCGCTGGCAGACCGGTGCTCATCTGTCTGCAAGGCCGGAGTTGTTTTCCTCCGGCCGACCAATTTTAGCTAAACGTCTCAGAAAAATAGGCGTGGCAGTACATGATTAAGAGATTTTCTAAGTGTTTGTGCCCTCCTCCGCGCATTTCGGTGCGCTCTGTGTGCGTAAATTGCGGCAAAGCCGTAACTAAAAAGAATAAGAAGCACCATCGTACTAGAATTCATCCTTCTCAGTGACAAGTTAAGGCGCTTCTGCGCCGCCTAGACGCCTGTGGAGGCGTCTCCCTGCACTATTTATTTAAGTGTGGGGGTTAAAACCCTAGTCGGAGTTCTGATGCCTCGTAAGGGGCTTCGGCTAGGGTTTATTTTGTCCTTATTGCCTCGCTACCGCTCTAGGAGTCCCTTTAATGGCTATGAAACTGGTAGGTTATTCTGGTTATCGTCCTCGTGCTATGCGTCAAGGAAGGGCTAAGCACGAGGGTGACCGAGGTACTAAGCGAGCTAGATTAGGGAACGCTCGTGATAGATGGATCTATAAATCCGCAAAAGGATACAAAATCCAACCTCGGTACGGGGAATTGTGTCATATAGCTGACCAACTCCAAAAAGGTGGTAAATAGTGAATAAGTTGCTTGAAACTTTGAACAACTATCTCGTGGCTACGCACGAGGGGATTCTATAAGGAGTTTTTGTGAAAAAGAAAATCGTTGTTCGTCATTTTCATGAAGGTAACGACGTGAGCCGCGAAATACGTGGACCTGCGACGTACGCCACCCAAGCAAGAGTGGTTGACCTGGAAACTGGGGAAACTGTTATCGATCCCGATATAAAAGTACACGCTGCAACTTGGGCGTTCTGCAATCCAAAAGATACTCCGTCTAGACGTATCGGTCGCGAAGTGACTCTCGGCAGACTTCGACGCATGTTTCCCGCGGCGGTTGAGGGAGCAGATTGGGGTAAGTTGCCGGAGGCACCTACCAAGAATTAAACCGATATCGGCGCGTTCCGAGGAATTTGCTAGTAAGGATAAATACTATTGCAGAGGCCAAATAGGGATAAATAACTATGCTTCCGCGCTGGTTATTTAACTCGTAAAAGGAACGCAATGAAGCCTATTGGCCGGGGGCTATATGTCCGGCCTCTTTTATTTTAAAGGTGGTGTCACATGGCAAAATTTAAGCCAGGGGATCTGGCTATAATTCGCAGAGACTGCAAAGCAGGTGAAGGTACTGAAAAGTATGTAGGAACGGTGGTTGAGATCGTACGTTTTGAAGCAAATATCTTTAAAAACGGCGTACGCTACGATCAAGGTGATTGGTACTCCGTCTTGGGAGAAGACGGTCACGATTTTCTTGCTAGAGAAGTAGTTCTTGAAAGGTTACCGTGGATCGATTTCGGCGAGTGCTTGAGGTCAGTAAACTATCAGCCTCCGCCCAGGAGAGAGGTTTATGTCTAATAATAAGAGATACAAGATAACTATCGGTGCTGATCCTGAATTTATAGTAGCCGATAAAAAGACACACCAGGCGGTGGTGGCGTGTCACAAATTTGGGGGCGAAAAAAGAGCCCCCATGTTTTTGAGTCCAGACGGAGGGTTTCTTGAAGATGGGGTTACAGTTGAGTTCAACGTTACTCCTTCCTCATCTCTTAAAGACACCTTGAAGAAGTTGTTGAATTTACAACTCGTATTCTTGAATAAATTTCAAGAATACGAATTCCTTCCGAATAGTTCTGCTGTCTATCCTCAAGAAGAATTGAGTAAATACAGCGAAGCTATGAATATCGGATGTTCCCCTGACATGTTTGCGTACGGACTTAGGTTAGCTCCCTCGATCAGCAAATTCCAGAACATGCGCTTTGCTGGGGGGCACGTGCACGTAGGTATCAACCCATGGCCCGAAGGGTTGGAGAAAATCAATTTGGTGAAATTTATAGATCTACTCTTTGTACTACCTTGGAGTAGATACTATGCAGATAAGAGCCGCTGGAAGTTTTACGGCCACCCTGGACTTTATAGGGAAACCGAGTACGGAATTGAACACCGATCCCCTGATAACTCTTGGTGTAATGCCGCTCGCATTAGTAAACTTTCTCCGGACGCAAAGGAGTATCATAAAGGTATCATCTCATCTTTCGATTGGACTATGGATCGTTTAGCTACTTGTTTCGATTATGACCAACATGGCGCTCGTGTGAACGACGCGATAAAAATGTTCTTGAAGACCTCTAACATCGATCAGGTTGCTTCTGAAATAACTGCTCTGGCTGGGCCTGAGTCATTTTATAATTATCGGAATCACTACAGTGTGTGTACAGATGCTCTTGCTCGTTGGGTGAGTGAACGCAAGCAGTTGAGTGCTAACAGAGCAGCCATTAAAGCGGGAAACCTTTCCTTAGGGAAGTAAGCAACCATGATAACAACAATTAGTGGGGAAGCCTACAAGGATGTTACTCCTCAAGATTTCAATCACTATTTCGCTAGCACCGCAATGGTGTGGCGGATAAGCCCGACAAAACGACGATTGTTCGTGGTATCAGGGCTGGGCGATGGGGACAAAATATCTGGCCAATACTTGACTCGTGAGAAAGAATTCAAAGATAAGACCATTTCTCTCAAGGAATGGTGGACTTCGTTAGATATCATTCTCATGCAGCCCATCATGTTCAATTATAAGCACGGTGCGGCTTTGTGGAAACACAAGTTGCAGAAAAACTTGAGGAAATCGTTTCCTTGGAGATTTAACGATGTCAAATTCTTTGGAGATGTTCCTCCAGCAGCCAGGACAGTACAAGAGACGGCAAGCCAAGCCTTTTGCGAATTGTATGGGATGCGCCACGTAAAGCCTGCTCTCGTAGACGTGTGGCGAGAAGGACCACTGGCGTGCTGGACGAGAGAGAATTTCTTAATAGATCGTGTGGCGAATCTACTCTATTTTCATAGTGAACCGATTGGGAAATTTGTTACGGCACCGGGCGTTGTGGAGAGCGTTGTGGAGCTGTACCCTTGGGCAGCACCGTTCAAGTACAAACTTCAAAAACTTGGAGTACTGCCGGAAAATGTACTAATCTCAGAGCAAAAGGAGAAAAAAGACGCTAAAGACGCCTCTGCCATCATTCCGCAGGCAGCCAATCCTCATTACATAAAGGGGTACCATCCTGGGTATTGGTTGAACTCTCGTTGGTATTCCGTGCTGTATGTTTGGCCGGGGAGTCCGCACCACGGCACAATACTTACGTATCGAGGGGGCTACCCTGGGGCACAAAATCTTATGCCGCACTACGAATTGCATAATATGGGGTTTAATGACGCAATATGAAAGTACGCAATCTAATAAATGCGGCTGACGATCAAGTTCAAGAGCAGCCCGTACCTGACTTTTGTCTTCCGCGTAACGCAATAGGACTGGAGTACGAATGGGAAAAGACGAAGCGATTCCCTAAAAACGACAATCCGTATTTGAATTTGGCGGTTAACCCGGAACTGCCCCCAGGGGCTGTTGCACCAAACCCGCTACTTCAAGGGACTACGCACATGGCGGTAATTACGGAGGTGTGTAAATACTATAATCACCACGTAGACCACAGTCTGCGGGGGGAGGGATTGGAGTTCAATTTTAAGGCTCCGTATAGCGGCTCCAAATTACTCAAAGCTATTGACGCTATGGATGATTGTGCTCGTGTCCTGGGTTTTGAAGGATCTTATCGTACTTCTTTGCACGTTCACTTAGACATGCGAGATGCGACGTTCCCCGACGATGTACACCAGTTCGGAGCTGTTTATTGCGTAGTTGAGCCATTTCTTTATCAATACGTAGGAGGAGGTCGCCATCTATCCAATTACTGTATCCCGTGGTACAAGCACCCACAGCACTTCGAAGCTTTTAAGGATTGCATACGTAAATACCACGTACCAGAAAGTTCGAGCGCAGTGGCTGGGTTTAAGATAGGTAAACAAGCTAATAAGTACGCTGGATTGAACTGTTTTTCTTTAGGAGATTTCGGCACGCTAGAATTTAGGCACGGCCGTGTAACCATGCAACGTGATGCTATAATCACGTGGATCAACCTAATTATGAGGATCAAGCAGTGGTGCCAAGAGCACCCCATGACTCCAGATAAGGTCATTGATTACTGCAACCATAAAAAACCAGAACAGTTTTTAGTCGAAGTTTTCAAGTCTCACTACAGAGATGCTGTCCGCATGTCTCGCAATTCAGAAGCGGACTATTGGAACGGACTTGAAACCCTTTACCAATATGTAGCCGCGTAAGAGGAAACAAATAAAAATGTGCGGGTTAATTGGAGCATTTAGAGCAGACGATGCTTATTTTACAAAGATCGACAATTTCATGGTCCAAGGACTCTACATGTCCGCGTTGCGTGGCATGGGGGGTACAGGAGTCGGTCTTGTCCACAAGGAATTCGATACGGATCTTGCCAAGTCCCATATTCCGGCGCCCAATTTTGTGTGCTCCGATGAATGGGATTGGGTAGGAAAGAACCTTTTCTCCTCACGTGCCGTACTCGGGCACACCAGGTCAGCAACCATTGGTACGGTATCTACCAAAAACGCCCACCCGTTCAGATTTACCAATGCTGCTGGAGATTCTGTACTGATGATCCATAATGGACACATCAGGAATTATTTGACACTTACTCCACCGGGATTTACTCACCCAGTGGATTCGGCGCACGCTGCCCACGCACTACTCGAAAAGGGGGCGTTGGCTACTCTGGAATCTATTGAAGGAGCGTACGTTCTTATCTGGTACGACACTCGCACCAAGATGCTTAACATGGCTCGTAATGTCGAACGAGAGCTTTATTACGCCCTTAACAAGGAGCAGACGATACTTTACTTCGCTTCCGAAATGGACATGCTGGTAAGCCTCCTACGTCGGAATAACATACCCCACGTGAACGAGTTTTGGCAATTGGACACCTTAACTTTGTATCAGTGGGATCTGACTAAGAAAGTTCTTAAAGCCATGAAGACGAAGTACGAAGAAAAAAAATTCCTGCCCGCCGCAAGTTATCAAAACGAGAACGGCGGGCTTTACGGAAACAGTCAACAACGGTGGAAAGACTACACTAAGCAGTTCCCTGGAAAAGGAGACTGTATCTGGGTTAGCGTACCAGGAGACGCTAAGAGCGCAGTCAATCTCTACAAGCCTATCGGAACCGGGGAGAATGAGACTCTCGAGCAGCATGCCTACGGGTTCGCTTATGGCACACGCTCTATGGAAAAGGGCTCAAAGGTTCGAATAGTGGGGCTTCACTGGAAGGATTGGAACGAGAAGACTCACTTAATTGCTCACTCTTTGCCGTGCAGAATTATTAACCTTACACGGGATGAGATTGATCCAGATACCGGGCAGAAGTACGCTTTCTACGAAGTGAGATTAGAAGAAGCGGATGCTGCCAAGGAAATTCAAGACCAGAAACGACGATTGGCGGAAAAAGACAAGTATTTGAAGCGGCCCAACGGCCACTCATACGTCTGTGCTTGCGAGAGTTGTAAAACTCTCGATAGGGGGTCCCTTCCCCTTGTTACCCATTCGTCTAGCACGACCAGCAGTGTGGGAAAGACCGAAGGAGGAGGGAGTTCCGTGGGGGTGGGACCCAACAACGGGACACCCGTTGGATCTGGAGCCGAACGACGAGGAGGGGATAATCTGCGGGTAGAAAGGGCGCTTACTGATCTAGTCCCAGGCCCCGCAGGACAAAAGATTACGTATCGTGAGTGGCGCGAGGTGGCGTCAAAAGGGTGTGTCGGGTGTAAAGGAATGATCACAGCCGAAGACATCGGACGAGTGGAGTGGTGGGAGTTCCCGCTACCCCCCGAGGATCATAACCCACTCGATGCAGAGTATCAGATGATATGCGAATGCTGTGTTCATGACCCAATAGTCATGAAAAAGGTAGGAACATGAGGACAGTACTTCTTTCGCCGTGGAGAGGCGGAACGCCTCGACGGCTGTGTCAGAACTTGAATCTCATTCGACGTACACCTGCCGAGTGGGAAATGGACAAAGCAAAGAACAAGGTGGGATTAATTGTCAATTGGGGGTGTACCAAGGTTCTAGGAGCCGGACCTAAGATACTTAATCCGTGTTCCGCTGTTGCTGTGGCAGCCAATAAACTTAATTGTTTAAAGAGGTTGCATGAGAAAGAGATTCCGACCCTTGAATACACACTTAAGCGTGGAGAAGCTTTGGAATGGCTCACTACGTCTTCGGTGGTCGGGCACTTCAATCTACACGCCCACTCTGCACAAGGTCTCGAACTCTTCAAGAAAGGGGGACAGATCACCAGGGAAGACATCCATCTCTACACTAAGTACTTTCCAAAAAAGACTGAGTGCCGTGTGCACTGCATCCAGGGAGCTGATGGAAAATACCGCTCCCTTTATCTTGAGAAGGGCCGGGTTCTCGAGGGTCGGTGGGAGGAGTTCAATTTGGAGGGCACGCCGGAGACTTATATCCGAACCTACGATAAGGGGTGGATCTTCAAGCGTAACGTTAGCACAAACTTGGCGGCTGTTGCGCTCGCAGCGAAAGCTATGCACGCTTGCGGGTTGGCGTATGGAGCGGTGGATATAATGTTTAACGACAAGAAGATGCTGGTGGGGGAGATAAACACAGCACCGGGCCTGGAAGGCCAATGTTTGGCGTTTTATATTACACATCTGGGCGAACTGATTACAAGGAATAAATTGTGAATAAACATAAAGTAGGCAAATACAACGTATGGCTTAGTGCTCTCTATGGAGAGTACAATTGCGGCAACAAAACCGTAGGGCGGTTGCAGCTTCACGTGAACAACGGGGACGACCCCGTAGATGTTGGGTCGGGGGTAATCGCTAAGGAACTGGAAGATCCTAAGATCAGAGACGCGATCATCTTCAATTATTTGGAAGATCTTAATCAGAGGGCCACGTTCAAGGCCCTTAAGGACGGGTGCCCCTTCTTTCCCTTGGATAGCGGCGTGTACCCTCCTGGCGTACTTATTTACTGTGATGCAATTCACATGAACAAGTCCTTTACTTGGTACAATCACTGGAAAGGACTGATAGAGGTGTTCGAGACGGAGCCCAAGTTCGGGGTAGTGGTACTCAAGAGTCCGATTCTACCGAATCGGTACTATGGACCCTCCAAGCCTAGTCGAATATGGACTTTGGTGTTGCCCTCTATAGCTAAGGATATCTGTTTCGACAAGGCTTCCGTTACTCCGGGGATGAAAGTGTCCCTTTCCGCAATCGCGAAAAACTATGCCCATTCACCAATCCTTAAACACGAACTTACGACCCTAGGAATCGCCTAAAATGGCTAAGTACCAAATTCGAGCGCACATCAAGTCCTACAATTGTGCAATGGGCACAATTGATCACATGCAAATCCTATCAGACGGTGGGCTTTGTTATAATAATTTCGATTCGAAAAAAATATCTGCAAAAGAGATTAAGGAATCTGTATTAGAATTCTTGGAATGGCTTCGTGATCCCGGACCTAAATACGCCAGCGGAGGATACGATAGAAACTTAGCTTTCTTTGTGTTTCACGATAATCAGAAAATGTACGATATTTACCAAAATATCGGTGAATCAATAGCACTACGAAGTCTCAAGGGACTATTTCTGTACTTGTACTTACACCAGAAAGAACTGGGGTGCACCGTGTGGCGCACCGATCTAGTAGATAATCTGTGGCACGGCCCTGTGGGTAGTCATCCGGGCCGTGTGTACGTATTAACACCACCTCACGTGGTGGTGTTTAAACCGGGCGTCAAGGTTGGCGCCCCGGTAAAGAAAGCACTCGCAACTACTAAAGAGTTGCTCGTAGTAGAAGATAAGAAAATAGTAGATAGTATAATCGCCGCTTGATAGGGAGCGGCGATAGTACGGCCCTCTCCTTGTGGGACGGGCCGTGTACCCGACTGAGGGAGGTAGTTCCGACTTCTGTCTAACCGACCGAAGTCGGTATTATACTAATATTGTATTTTCATGTCAATATTGACAAGTACGATTCTCTAACATGTTAGGGTAACTATTCTTAACTGATACAATTACTTAGGAGTGAAAATGCAAGTTTATAAGAGTCAGCACTGCTGTGCTGTGTACTGCGTAGGAGGTCTGCATAACACAGGGTTCAGCAAAACTGACCTGGAAGATATTCTAGCGCGAGCTAAGGTACAGGGAGGGGACGAACTGCCGCTGATCATCGAGTTTTCTGATGCTGATGAGTATGGGCACGGTGAGCGCCTATACAAGTTGATCTTGCGTTCTGGGTACAGGTGTGATAAATTCAAGCTTGGTGTGAACTCCAAGTCTGGGGGACACCACGTTACCCTGTACCATTGGTTCACGGAAAAGAAAAGAAAAACAAAAATAAATAAGGTAAGGGACTATGGACAAAAAACCGCCGCACGTAAGTCTGGAGCTACTCCGCGAACTAGAATTGCAGCAAGACGTTCTGTCGGAATCCGACGATATCTCTGATATCGCAGCAGAAGAAGAACTAAATTTCGAGCAGTACTTCGAACGAGAGTACCAACCTGAGATATGGGAAGAGGTAGAAAGCGATCATGATAGCTCAAGTGATAACCCTGCCGAGTCAGAAGACCAATCTTGAGGAGGTCGAGCTTCTCGCTTCCACTCTTTCTAAGGGTACCACTTACCGGGGCATTTGCCCCCGGTGCGGTGGAGGCCAATCTAAGGAAAACTCTTTTGCCGTATCTAAGTCCACTAGCGGTTCTTTGTACTTCAAGTGTTTCCGGGCTAAGTGCCAATGGCAAGGCACGCTGCGAGGAGGGGTCATTACAGCCGAGAACATCACTGCCCCTCACCACGCTACCAGGCTCATGGATCGCCCCGTGGAAGCCTTGGACGAGAACCAGGTGAGATGGTTTAGAGAGAAGTTCGGTATATCCCCGGATGAGCACGTGTATTGGGTTCCGAGTAAGGACATGTACGCTTTCAAGATCTTGGGACCCTTGGGCCAGCACAGAGGATGGCAGCTCCGATCATTCCAACCTACTTCTTTGATTAAGTGCACCAATTATAATCACCGGGCAGAACCTTTTATGCACTGGTTCTTCCCGCAGAAAGCAGAGATGGGAGGCGTAGTCGTAGTAGAAGATTACATAAGTGCGAGAAAGGTCTCATTATGCGGCGTAGCCGCGTGTTGCTTGAACGGTACTCACATAGACTTTGAGAGAGCTTACGAGATAGCGGGATATTGTGAGGATTTTGTAGTTTTGGCTCTCGATAGAGGCACGATGCCCCAGATGATTACGTACCGTCAACGGTACGAGCCTCTGTTCGGATCTACAGAGATTTGGCAGTTGGACTTGGATCTTAAATACGTTTCAAGGAAAAGGATAAGAGAAGCGTTATATGATGGAAAATCGGATTTTATCAGCGTGTCTTAGTAGTAGAGGTAATTATGAGACAATCCTCAGCGCACTTGACGGCGAACCGTTTGCCGCAACATTTTCGCCAGTTGCCAAAGCTGCAGCAAAATTATTGGAGGATTATTACGCTACTGACCCAACTGCGGAGTCTTGCAGCCGAGAAGTCCTCTTGGACCGTGCAGCAAAGGAAGCACATAATCCTCACTATGCTAAAGCGGTGGAGGATTTCTGTAGAGGACTTGACGGGTCCGTGTCTGTTCCCAACCTTGTGCGAGATATTAGGGACCACCGCCGATACAGAATTGGTGATCAGATCGCTGGCCTTTTGGCGAACCGTCAGGAAGGACGTGAACTTGACGAACTTATTTCCAAATACCAGCAACTAAGAGATGGTAATGAAGAAACCTCTAGTGAAAGTGGTGATGGTGGAGTTCTGTGTGACGTCCCCGTCGCAGAACTTCTTGATCACAAATTTTCCGGACAGACTGTTCCTTTTGGACTCGATGTCCTTAATAGACACACCGATGGTGGAGTTAGACCGGGACACCATGTCCTGGTATTCGGAAGACCGGAGGTTGGGAAGTCCCTTTTGGCGCTCGACCTTACGGCAAGTTGGATCGAACGAGGCTATCGGGTGCTTTATGTGGAGAACGAAGAACCACTCAGTGACACTACGTTACGCCTTATCGGGAGGCTCTGCAGAAGACCGCGCGTGGATATTCGGCAATATCCGGATAAAGCTCAGCAGACGATTACCGGGAGAGGATATAGTAATTTTATTGGAGTCTCACTCTCTCCAGGCAACTACAGAACGATTGGGAGACTTGTTGACAAGTACACACCACATATCGTGGTACTAAACCAGCTCAGAAACATCGATGTAGGAGATGATAATCGTGTTACAGCCCTTGAAAAAGCTGCAATCGGAGCTAGAAATCTGGGTAAGTCCAAAAATATTGTCGTTGTCTCCGTCACTCAGGCTGGGGAATCAGCAGAGGGTAAGTCGTTCCTTGAACTTTCTGATATTGACTTTAGCAAAACAGGGATACCAGGGGCCATCGATCTTGCGATTGGAATTGGTGCCAGCAACGATGACAAGCAAGCGAACATTAGAACCCTTAGCGGACCAAAAAATAAGCTCGGGGGCGAACACTTTCAAGTCGCAGTCCGGATCAACCCCCAAACAGGGGTCGTTGAAGAATTTAATCGATAGTTTACCGTTTGAGATACCAAGGAAGGGAGATGGAGAACGAAAATCTTAGCGCGGGCATTAGAAAATCCCGCCCGTTGGACCTAGACCCGTCAGTCTACTTAAGGAGCGACTACCTTGTCCTTGATTTTGAAACGACAAATATTGACCACGGATCTCCAGTTAACCGAAACAATTCGATTATTCTTGCTTGCTGGTTGGTCGGTAAAGAACATCCGTCTTACACCGACGGTAGGGGGGTACGCAGTCAGTTTGGTACGGAGTTTGAGCAACAAAGACTTCTTGACGATATTGAGAGAGCAAGCTTCGTTGTCGCCTTCCATGCCAAGTTCGAAGCCGGATGGCTACGTCGATGTGGAGTGGAGCTACGAGACTTACTAATCTATGACCCTATGCTAGGGGAGTACTGCCTAGCAGGTAATACTAAACCAGACGGAGGATTCTCCCTTGACGCAACTCTCAAAAGGTACCGTATTCCAGGCAAGATGCGTTATGTGTCAGCGCTTATTGACAGTGGAGTCTGTCCATCACGTATTCCCCAGATGGATCTCAGAGAATACTGTGGAGTTGATGTTAAAAGGACTGAAGATCTTTTTCTTCAACAGCAACGACGAATTATTGGGTTGGGGTTGGATAAAGTACTGTACGGGCGATGTCTTGCAACACCGATGCTCGCCGACATCGAAGCCAGAGGATGTCATCTGGACGCCCCCAGAGTACTTACTGCGCATACAAATGCAATTCAAGAGTTCCAGCAATGTGACAGAGCACTGCAAGAATTTTGTGGAGGAGTTAATTGGGATTCGCCAAAACAAGTTGCCGGACTACTTTACGACAAATTGGGATTTGCGGAACTTAAAGACTATCGAGGCAAAGTTGTCCGTACTGACTCCGGAAACCGCAGTGCGTCCAACCCCACAATCGAGAAACTTCGAGGTACCACTAGTGACCAAAGAAAGTTCCTGAAGCTTTGGGGAACCCTAGCACCGCTGAAGAAGATGGTCTCCAATTTGGAGACAATGAAAGAGATATGCGAGAAAGATAATGGCCATTTCTTTGCTCAATTCAATCAAGCGGTTACTCAGAATCACCGACTATCCAGCACAGGAGGAAAGTGGGGTCTCCAGCTTCAAAACCAATCAAGATCGCTCAAAAAGCTATTTTGCAGTGGGCGTAAAGGTTGCCGAATCGCTGAGGGTGACTGCCCGCAACTCGAATTTAGAACTGGTGTTGACCTTACAGGGGACCCAGTCGGACTTGCGGATGTTCTTGCTAGGGCTGACGTGCACACGCTTACATCCTCCGTTACAGGTTTTACTAGACAGGAGTCCAAACCGCATACGTTTAAGCCCATATATGGGGGAAAATCGGGTCCTCCGAGGCTCGTGCGATATTACGAAGCTTTCCGAGCACGATATTCAGGCTTGTATAACGGTCAATTACGATGGGTTTACAGTGTGCTCGAAACTGGACAGCTTAGAATACCGTCAGGACTTATTTTCTACTGGCCGGACACGAGGATGCTAGAAAGTGGCTACATTACGAATACCACGAAGATTTTCAATTATCCGATCAGCAGCTTTGCTGGTGCTGATATTGCTTTGCTTAGCCTTGTGCTTGTTTGGCATGGTATGCGCGGTTGGAGTGGTTACATATGCAATACTGTACACGATAGCGGTATCGGCGACATTCCTGTGGAAGAGTCTTGTAAATTTAGGGAGCTTATGGTACAATCCTATACTAATGATATTTACGAGGTATTGGCCAAGCTTTATGATTATGATTTTAGCACTCCTCTTGGTCTGGGATACAAAGAGGGGGAACACTGGGGAGAAGGAGAAGAAGCAAAATACGAACCAGAAAAACGATTCAAGTTTACCTCAGATAAGCCAACAGCCATTACACTCAACTAAGGAAGGCACGGATGCAAGCAAAAGGATATGTTACATACGCAGGCAACAACAGGTGGGGAAAGAAAACGTTATATTCATTTCGAATCGGGACGGAAGACAAGTTCTTCGGGACGGGAACTACGGACCACGGATTGAATAAAAACGATTACATAGAATTCGACTATAAGGAAGAAAACGGTCGCTATAATGTGGATCCTGGTAGTATTAAGCATATTGATCGTTCGGAATCAAGCGCAGATATGCCTGCGCGATCTAACGCAGGGGTGGTACGACAGGATGCTAAGAAGGGAGAATCTGGAAAGTATTGGGATGAAAGAGCGTTACGAGATGTGGAGAACGACAAATATCGCAAGGAAAACGATATTCGTATCCAATATCAGTCTGCTCGTAACGCTGCTATTAGCGTGGTGGATCTGCTTCTGCGAGAACGGGTACTTAAGTTGGCAGATTCTGCTAAAGCCGATAACGTCGCTGTGGTCATGGGTAAAATTGACGACCTTACTGAACTATATTTTAACAGGGTTTCGCTGGTTAGCGGTGGGGGCGGCGGTGACGTTTTTGATGACAACACCGATGCTAGTGGTGGAGTGGGCTTGGGTACGGACAAAGAGATCCCCTGGTCTTAAGATAAAAGCACAGGAGGTGCTTGGTGACAAAGATAATTGAAAAGATTCAATTGGTTGATGAGAACGATACTTACGAATTGTGGGTGGCTGATGTGCCTGGTGTAGAGCTTATCTGTTACGCAGTGATCAATAAGAAGTTTGACGTAGCTGAGATGTCCACCAGTATTCTCGCCAACGCTCGTAAGTTTTTGATCATGCTCGACGAGTGGGAGAAGAATCCGAACAAGGATGAAGACGTTGTAAGGGATCTGCCCGACTTTGGTCCGGAGATTGTTCAGTGAGTAAAAAAGAGCGTTGCGCTCTGATCGATGGTGATAGTTTCCTCTACCGCGCAGCGTTCGCGGTAGAGAAGACTAGATATCTATTAGAAAGGAGAGATGCGAACGGCAACCCTACGTTTACCAAATTCGATAAAAAAGGCCAGATAGGTGATCTCCAAGAAGGAGATACCCTGTGGATGCGTAAGGAAATAGGAACCCTGGAGGATGCTATAGGTGTCCTCAATAGCATGATAAGGAAAGCGTATGATAACGTCCGGTGGTCGATTAAGTTTGTATATCTTAGCCCTAGTGTTGGCAATTTTCGGGATGTGGTGGCTACACTCAAAAGGTATAAAGGTAACAGAGATGGTCTCTCTCGCCCTGTTTATTACGGTGATCTACGAGAGTACCTCACAACTGCTTACGGCGCTATCATTACTCGTAATGAAGAAGCTGATGACCAAATATCCTGGTTTGCTCGAGGCTGCGATGAAAAAGGCATCGAGCCAATTATTGTCGGAATTGACAAAGACCTAGATCAGATCCCCGGTGAACACTACAATTGGGTCGAGGAGAAAACGTACTTTGTTACAGAGGATGAAGCCAAGCTCAATTTTTGGCAACAGGTCTTGTCGGGGGACCCCGGAGACAATATCGGAGGGTGCTGGGAACTTGGAGAGAAGCGTGCTAAACGATTTTTATCGCAGTGCCATAGCTTATCTGACGAAGCCATGTGGCCCAAGATTGTCAAGAAATACGAGGAATCCAAGAAAATCGAAGGATGTCCGTACAAAGATAAAAACGCCGAAGAGGTAGCGTTAGAAACAGCTCGATTAGTCAGACTTAGACAGAAAAGTGACGAAAAATTGTGGACACCAAAACTAGAAGAACAAGGGGATCGGACGATTGGCAAGAAAGCAGAAGGATCTGCCCAAAGTGCAGAGGGGAAGGATACCCAGACGGGGTAGAGTGCCAAGGGTGTGGGGGTACCGGGGAGGAAGACCGGACCACGCCTCGCACTTTGAAGATAGGGTTATCCAAGATCTTGAACAACGAGGAATAAAGTACGAATATGAAGCCGAAAAAATCAAATACGAAAAAGAAATCCGCAAAAGTTACTGCCGGATTTGTGGATCTAGAGTTGGCTGCGCACAGCAGCGATTTTACACACCCGATCTTCGAGTTGAAGTTGGAGGTAGTGGCGAAAGGTTCATCGAGCTTAAAGGGAAGTTTACTGCGGAAAATAGAGCGCGAATGGAAGCAGTTCGCAAATCTAATCCTGACCTCGACCTGAGATTCTTGTTCCAAAGAGATAATTGGTGTACCTCTAAGAAAAAGATGAGGTACTCCGATTGGGCTACTAAGCACGGGTTTAAATGGGCCGTAGGCGAGAGGATACCTGACGAATGGATTACTTCTGCTGGTGCGGATGGTTAAGGAGGATCTGTGGACACCGACCCCGACAGGCCGCAGGAAGCGGCAAAGTATCCGGACCCGGATACGGAACAGGTCGGAGGAACCCATTACAAGGAAATGGTAATCCAGCCGACAGAGTTTATCATCAAAAACGGCCTAAATTTCGCCGAGGGAAACATAGTTAAGTACATCACTCGTCACAAGGTAAAAGGAGGAGCCCAGGACATCAAGAAAGCAATTCACTATTGCCAATTGATTCTGAAGCATCAATATGGAGTTCAGTGATGTAGAGATAGCCCATCTCAAGGAAACCCTCTTGACTTGTAGAGAGGATTTTGAAGAATTGTATCGAACCAGGGAGTGGTTCGTATCAGATGCTCTGGATCTGATTGAGTCCTCTCTGGAGATACTCAATAACAAGGATGTAAATGGTAAAGCCAAAGATACTTTGCTGGGACCTAGAAACAAGTAGTTTAAACGCTAACGGCGGCTTCATTATAGCCGCCTCAATTGTTGACGTAGCCACACCTACTAAGGTGTATAGGAGTTTCCGTGTTGACGATTATGCTGGTTGGGCTGATGACCCTTGGCATGATAGGGACCTTGTACGGGATCTTGTGGGAACCCTCGGTGAAGCCGACACCTGGGTTACTTACTACGGCAAGCGCTTTGATCTTCCTTTTCTCAATACTCGCATTGTGTTCTGGAGAGGTAAAAAGCAAAAAATTGACCACCTCGAAAACGTGCCTCATATCGATCTCTACGATACTGCCAAAAGGCGCCTTAAGCTGCACTCAAACCGGCTTCAAGTGGTTTCCGATCTCTTGGGACATGGCGATAAAACCCCACTACAGCTACCCACCTGGATCAAAGCTGCAGGAGGCCATAAGCCGTCAATTCAGTACATAGCGGAGCACTGCGACAAAGATGCTATCATTCTCGCAAAAAACTATCTTAGTTTGCGTCCTCTCGTTGTTGCTCACCCTCATATTGGATTGTTGGGTGGAGGGAGATCTAGTGAATCGTGCCCGGTATGCGGTAGTCGCCATTTGCAGCGCCGCGGGACTTATACTACTCCTGCTTCTGTAAGGCAGCGGTTGTGGTGCAAGAAGTGTGGTAAATGGTCCAGTACTCCTTACAAGGAAGACAAGCTAATTAAGCTGGAGAAGAGTGGTGGCCTCGGCCCAGCGTAAGGGCGGGGAGCTAGTCGAACTCCATCCGAAATTAGTAGACAAGTGGGCTAGACGATACATAAGGTTGTACAGGGACCAAGGAGCGGCGGTAGCCAAGAAGTGGGCTACCGAGTTCCTACCAGACCCCGCTAGAACTGTAATGTCCGCTAGAGCAAAAGAAATACTACAAAAAAGAAAAGGGCCGCAATAAGCGGCCCTAATCGTCTAAGGACACGGAATGCCTAATATTAATGAATATCTAAATCAGCTTAACGTAAATTTACAGAACGCTTTTGTTAATCAGGAACTTGCTGCTAATTATCAACAGGAGGTGCAACTCGCTATGGAAAAAGTACAAAAAACGCCGTGGATTAGGCCAACCCGTTCAGTTTCTCAATTGTCCGATGAGTACCAAGCCCTAGAAGCCCAGTTAAAAGGGCTAACAAAGTCGATCCATCAAGAACAGGGGGAGATGGAAAATGCCCTAGAGCAGCTATCCAGGATAACAGAGGCTGTCCGAGATACTGGTAGCCTAATCCGGCAACACTTAGCCACCCTGCAGCAGGTCGCCACCCGGCTCGAAAACTTGAGGCAGACTGGGCTTCAGCGAGATTTACCTGGCTATTCGCCAGCGCTACCTGAAGTGCCGAAGCCTCTTGAGCAAGCTCCCCAGATTGCTGAAGTTGGAGGAGCTGTATTTGGGCTTGCACCTTTGCCTGAGGGTCAGGTATAACCTTATTGATAATATTCAGCACGGGGGTGAGCCACGAACCGGTAGCAGCCCCCGCTGCCGTGCCTACTGCTTGACCTATATCTTGGAGTACGCCCATGGATAAATTCCGGCCCTATGATTGGGCAATAATGGTTGAAGATTGGGGTGAGGATGTCAAGAAGGGAGATCTGGTAATCATTGAAGGGACATACTCAGATCTGTATGGAGGAGCCGACAAGCACTCACGTTCTGAGTATGCAGTATATCCAACCAAGAACGGTAGAGTGGTTAATAGAGTAGCTTGGGTTGCTGAACGCCAGATGAAAAAAGTCCCTGGGAGGTGTTCTTTAGACGCAGTTAAATTAACTCGAGCCTTCAATAAAAGAAACTCAGAGGAATAGTATGGGAATTACTTTAGTAGATCGTCGAGACCTGGAACGACTTCTGAAACACCTCGTGCACGAGGCGCAACGCGATGATGTGCGTGTGGACATTAAGTATTACGTCCAGTTCGAGTTACTGGGAGCAAAGGACGGATTTACTGCTCAAACTCTTGTTGATCCTTGGCAGTCTCTTAGCAGATCGGATGCTAGGGCTTTAGTGAAAGCAGCTATAGAGCGGTTGGATGATGAAGAAAAGAAAAATGAAGAACGGAAGAAAGCGGAATCGTTTATCGCTCAAATCTCTGTGCCTCCTATTGAGGCAGCAACAGCAGATCCAAATCCCGTCGTGCTTAATGCCGAAACCGGAGTCTACACAGCAGCCGAAGCAAGCTCCGGAGATGGCAACATCGGAGAACTTACATCATGAAGATTGAAGCGGAACTTTGGTTTAAGTCAGGCCCCTCTATTTACAGACTAGACTTACCGGGGCACCAATATCAAAATCTCGAAATATCTACCGAACGCCCTGATAACTCAGCGAAAAATGGTTACCATCTGGTCGTGACTCGAACCGACCACCCCAACACAGAAGTAGTCCCTCCTGCTTCCCCAGCGCTTCCCAAAACTCTCCCAGAGGCAAATAATCTTCTGTGCTCGTTAAATATTGACCATTTCGGAAAAGTTGTAGGTCTATTGCTAGGCGAAGGGTATGCAGAGAGTGTGCAATGCCTGCCCCTGCTCTCTCATTATATAGAGCTTGTTGAGGTGTACGATAGATTTCACCGAGAGTTACGGAGAGTCCTAGAGCGTAGGCTTGATCAATAAGCCTAGGCACTAGTTTCGCGAATTTAAATTGTAGTTCAAGTAGTTCAGACATAAAAGAGGTGATTTATGGGTGAGTATATTAATTCGAAACAGATGAGATTCGACAAGTCTTTCGTTTCTTGCGGTGTCCTAGAAGCGCACCACTTACCAAAAACGACAGCAACTAAGAATATATTCGCAGTAGCTACTGCGCTTTATCACAAAGCCAATCCTCGGCCCGCTGCTTTCGTTATTTTCTCTGATGTAGTGGATGGGGAGGAGAAGAGAGGAGTAAAAATGGCAGATGGGATTCGCCAACTCTTCGGTGATGCTTGTTTGTATGCTACCCCAATAGAGGTAAATCCAAGATCAGGAAACAGGATTCAATTGTGGATTTGGCACCTGGATCACGAAAAGGTGCGTAAATGGTATCAAGAAGAACTAGCGAACGCAGTAGAGGATTGAAATGAACGTATTAGCTTTAGTTTTTGTTGTAATGCTGGCAGTGCTAGGGGTAGCGCTAACGGCTTGGGCCATCTCTCACGGGGATAAAGTAGACTCTTGATCTAACCCCGAGGCCCCCACGGACGTGAGAAATCCTGCCTTAGCGGCGACCCTAGGACTTTGATCTTTAAGAGCCATAAACATCTTCATCTTCTCAGGATCGGAGACTACACTATCAATAAGCCTAGCCGCTTGTTTCTCACGAAACCCCTTAAACAAGGTAAAGGCTCTGCCTTCCTTGGAAAGAGTGCCCACGAACAAACGCATAGTCTTAATCGCGAGACTCTCTTCCGCAGGGTTATAGATGCCTGGAGACCCTGTAAGCCGATGAGCTGTGTTCGATATAGTCCGCAAACCTTGTACGTACTCAGGAGGCATAATATCTTGAAAATTCTTCCCCAACACTGGATCGAGGGCTCTATCTAATGCGGGTACCGAAAATCGACTTCCGCTCAGACCCTTTACTCTTTGTGCCAATTGTTGTGCTGTATCACGTTGCAGCTCTTTTAACAAAGCTGGATTATTTTGTCTCAAGAAAGTACCTAGACCTCGTACGCTATTCGCGTTCGAGAAACCCGCCTTTGCCAAAAGGGTCGAATTAGCAGGAATATCGGCGTAAGGACTAGCCTTCCACAATTTGTCGAATTTCGCCACATCGGCACTTCTACGGGCGACTATATCGCCGAGGTTACCTAAATGCTCGATTTGTGCTTGTTCCGCCGGACTGAAGAACGCTTCAATAGGCCCGGCCATGTCGTTGAGGAATTTTTCGTGGAGGTCCGGGGTGGGAACACCGTTCTTGGTGTACTGGGACCTGTACCAAGCAAAGATACTTTGACGGATGCTGTCCTCGAACTTCGGGTCTCCCTTCGAAATTTGCGCCAATTCGCGGAGCGCGGTCTTATCCCCATTCACGCCGCTCTTAAAGATGGCGTTGTTGACGGCGGCGGAGAGAGGGTACTGGGAAAACCCGTCATATTTTTTTGCCGCCTCTGACAGGACTGAATCTCGCCACCGTGACGCAAACTCCTTACTTTGTTGCTCCGCTGCTTCGAGAGCTGCCAGGGCTTCCGGATGAGGTCCAGAAAGAAATTGTTTCAGATCCGTCGAAAGCGTTTCGGCTACTCGAGCTGTATCTTGACTTTCTGGAGGCAGCCACCCTTTGCTGCGAGCCATATCCTGACGGACACCAGATCTGAGTCCTTTAATAGCGTTAACTACCCAATAAGCGTCCTTGGGACTGGTATCGATAGAGTACCGAGTGTTCCCTATAACTACGTGTTTTGGAGAAGCCGATGTCTCTGATGGAACAGTTTGACCAAATTCTTTTAGAAGCTGTGTATCTTCTGGTGACAAAGAAGGGGAAACCCCCGGAAGCGGTTCTTTTACTGGAGAAGTTTTCAGAATCCCATCCGGGATGGCTCGGATCTTGGCAATGGCAGCATCAGAATCCACCGCGTACGCTCCCTTTGCTTCCTTCAGAAGGTTCAAGAGTTTATTTTCTACTTCCGAGGAAACCGGGTACGCTATCGATTGTTGCTGCGGTTCCGAAAGCCAAGTAGAATCCTTGGCATACGCTACACTTGGAGGTTTCCCAAATTGTACCGCTACATCCCCCCAAGCCTTGTCTACCTGTGCTTTCTCTTGCTGGTTAACAAGTTGAAGTTGCTCTGTAATCCTTTGATTAATCTGATCCTGGGACATCTCCGGTAGACCGTTAATAGCCCGTTTGGCCGCATCTGTAGAGGTCTTCTCCATAAGTTGTTGCTGGGCTAACCACGCCGCTTTCTGCTCTTGCTGCCACTGGGAGATGGCTTGGCCAGAAGAAAGTGGATCCACAGGTTCTGGTCCTATGATACCTTTTGTTACTTCATCAAACGTCTGTTGCAAATTGGAGAGATTATCTTGACCCCTTATTGCGTAATCGACCGCCGCTTCCTTGAGCGTCTTACGAGAATCCTCAAGAGACACGTGGGCAGCGGGGTGACCAGAGAGCTGCTCTGTATCGAGTTTGAGGTTCCTGTTGCCGGCTAGAGCGTAATAGTCTTCGAGATCGTTTTGTGCCGCCAGCATGTCTCTTTGCATGTCTGGCCAGTATTTCGTGTTGAACACCGGGGTCTTGAACAAGTCTGGGCCATAACGAGCGTATTTATAAAGGAGCGGCAAACCGCCGGACACAGCGGCTCCGGCCGTAGCCCACGCCCCTTGTTTAGCCCCCTCAAGTAGGGAGCTTTTTATGTCTTCAGTACCTAGGCCCTTCTTTATGCCTAGCATAGCACTAGTAAGGCGCTCTCCTGCCTCCGCTGCGGTCCCTGCGGCGGCTTGAGTCCCGATCATAGGGAGAACTCCCTCGGGGGCTATAGCTCCAGCAGCGGCCAGGACGGCCGTTTTGCCTACCTCAGGAAGAGTAGGAGCTTGGCCTCCGGTGGGGTTCATAGACCTTACCGTAGTCCACCGTTTAGTATCGGGATTAAAGAATTCAATCTTCCCTGAATCTGGGCCGAATCGACTCTTATAACCGGACTGCTCTACAGCGCGTAGTTCCTCATCAGCGGTACGTGCTAAATCCATCCGGGACCTCATTCCGTAAGGTCCCCCACTAGTCACATCCACGCCTTGGGCGGCGGCACTCTTAGCCGCCGGGCTGTAATCCCACGGCATCTTCCCTGTCTTCATCCACTGGGCCATTCCTGGCTTATCTTCTTGATCCGGTTTAACCGGAGGCAATTGATAAGGAGAAGGTCCAGAAGAAACCGTTTTAGGCGGAGTCGAGTCTAAAAACTCGTCCGCCGAAGCTCGTTGAGGAAGAACTTTTCCGTCTAAGAAATCATCTGCACTAGGCATAGAGTTTAATCAAATCCGTGAGATTTGAGGAGAGCTTTTGCTTGCTCTCGTGAGATCTTTTTAGCTTGGTAGGCCGCTCGAATATCTTCCGGTGTATTGTACCTATCCCCACCGTTCTTCTTGGATAGTTCTGTTTGTAGCCACGGGGGTTTGGACATTACGTTTGGTTTACCCTCAAACTCGTTGTTTAGGTTATTAACCGCCATTTCTCGGTTCTGCTGGAGAGTGGCCTTAAGAGCCTCGATATCTGAACTATCCTCCCCCAGCTCCTTCATCCGCATTTCGATAGAGTACTTCCGATTAGCGTCGGTAGCGTTCTTGTCCCCTTCTGTAGCTTCTTTTAGCATGGCGGAAGCTAGCATCAAGCTCTTTACTTTCTCCGCATCGATGCCGTTCTTGCGCATCTGATCGATAAGTTTCCCGTTACCCACCGGAGTCCAGTTGTAGTCCTTGGGATTAGGGCTTACTCCCATCTGGGCCGCGAACGTCCCAATAGAGGCACGGACGTTGTTAATCATCTCGTTAACGTCTCCAGGCTTACCAATAGATTCTGGAGTAGCTACCTGCTGGAGCTTGTCAATAGCATCGACGAAGTTTTTAGTGGCGATGGATCGATTAGTAAGTTCTTCAGTAGTCTTCGCTGCCGCGGCGTTATCCCACGCTTTGGGACCACCAGGCCATACCGATTGGGCATCTTGTCCAGTGACTGTAGCAGCGTACTGTACTGGTTGCGGAGATTTACCGACGACGTTCCACTTATTACCATCGTACTCCTCCTCCACATACAGACCGTTACGCATCGCTTGACGACGCTCTCCTACCGCTATCTGCGGCACGTCGCCTTGTTTAAGAGCACCTGCTGTCATGTACGCTTGGTACTCTGGGGTACCGGGGATAGCCATAATCTTCTTGCCGTTTGGCAGAAGTAAGTTTTCCCCTGACCGGTTCTTAGCCTCGATCTGCTTTTCTCTTTCGAAGTTCGGGTTATACCCGTTCTTCTTCGCCCAATCACGGGCGTGATCCAAGACTTTCTCCATTGTAGGATCTTCGGACCACTGGGGATTCGACTCCATGGCGTCCGCGGACTTGTACAGAGCTTCGTTGAACGGCATCCCTGGATTCTGTTGTTGCATCTGAACAGCAGCATCGTGCAGAGCTTTGCCTTGGTCAGTACTGGGGCCACTGGCGCCTTGGGGCGCTCCTCCGGCCGTCTGAGGCCGCATAAGCTGCTGAGCAGCGCCGCCTAAGGCCGCTCCGAACTGCTGGGGCAATGCCAATCTAGGATTCTGCATCCTAAAGATCTGTTGCGCCAACTGTTGTTGCATAGCAATTGCAGCGTACGGATCTACGAAGTTATTAGGATCGTAGCTAGAGGGATCTAGGCTGTTATTATACCGTCCTTGCTGCAAGAAAAGTCCGGGAGTCAAGCCCGGCATGAAACCTGATCCAGCCATTAGTATTTAGTTCCTTGTGAAGTCTTAGGGCTAGCCACTGCTGCCCCCGGCGCTCCTGCGGCGCCGTTCCAACTCAACCCCCCTTGTTCAAGCAAGGATTGGATGGTACCTGGTACTTGGTTCTGGGGCATAGCCAAGAACTCTGCTGCGTGAGATAAGAACTGCGATCTTGGGTCAACTCCGTACTGTGAAGTTTTACCAGATTGCATGTTCTGAAGATCTGTTTGTAACGTCTTAGTAGCGTTCTCCCAATACTGGGGTTTCAAAGCTACTGCCGGAGATTCCATGGCGATCAGGGTTTGAATAAACGGAGCCACGGCTCCGGCTGCTCCCGCCACTGCTCCAGAATAAGCTCCGAACAGTCCTGCTTGGCCCCCTAGCCCAGCCGCAGAAGCGGCGGCCGAAGCGTACCCGGCAGGGGTACCTGAGGTAATACCGTTGTAAATGTTCAAAGCTCCGCCTACGGTACCGAGAGCGCTATTAAAGGCGCTCGAGTGGCCAGCAACATCGTTGTACAATTTGCCAGCGTTAAGTCCAGCAGAGAGGTATCCTTGAGCCCCGCCTTTCTCTAGGCCGGTGGCTATACCAAGGCCAGCGGAAACCTCGGATCCTAAATTGGACTTACCTATAGCGTTCCACCCACTATCGACAGCGTTCTGCTCTGACTGGCCTACAGAGACCGGATCTACCCCGATGCTCTTAAGCCCGTCGGCGGCTTGCCCGCCAGCGCCGTTAAAATCCCCCCACCAAGTAGTGGTGCCTCCATCTCCAGTAGTTACATCTGGGGGAGCGTTGTAGTACCCAGTTCCGCTGTTACCGCCCCCGCTGTTGCCATAATCGAACTGGCCAGTAGAACCAGTACCCGCCCAAGGCGTATTGCCGCTGGTGTCGGAAGTGCCGCTAGATCCCCCAAACAGGGACCCTAGCCACTTACCCACTCCAGATCCGGCTTGGCCTAAGAGACCTCCTAGTCCTCCCGATCCTCCGCCCCCAAGTAATCCGTTAAGCAGTCCTCCGGTACTCCCTCCCCCGAAGAGGAGGCCGGAAAGTAGTCCAGAAGTAGCTTGGTCCTGAGTAAATCCCGTTTCAATGCCGGGAGTAGCGGCAGCGACGTTAGCTCCTGACCGTTGGGCTCCGAGATTCCCTCCGGCCTGAAGCATCTGAAGGAAATTCTGGTTTTGGGAATTGAGCCCAGACAACCCAGCCTGGGCTTTCGAGAGTCCGAATTGAGGTCCGAATTGAGCTTGTTGTTCGCCGAGATTGGCTGTCGCATTAGCGGCTCCGAACTGTGAATTAGATAGCCCGAGCTGGTTCTGGAACGCTTGATTCTGGAGATTAGAAAGAATCCCTCCAGTAGCCATGTTCTGGCCGGCAGTCTGATATGCTCCGGCCGTGGAAGCTAACGTACCTTTAGAAAACTCGTTATCGAGATTACTTTGGTTGGCTTGCTGAAGAAACGGCATTATGCCGTTAACAGAGTTCTGGAACTGATTCTGCACCCCGGCATTAAAACTCTGCGGGTTAAATATGTTCTGGTACTGCTGAGGCAAGAACGAGGTGTTCGGATTATACTGTCCACCCAACCCGCCCATGATAGAGCCGCCGAACGCCCCTTGGAGCTGCTGCTGCAGAGGACTTAGAGAAGAGTTCGCTGTAGTCCCGTTGAATGAGATCTGGCCAGCTGGGTTATTAACCGTGTACGGAGAGTACTGGCCATAGTTCCAAGCGTTGCTAGACGCCGCTCCGGCGTTACCGGCCCCTCCCCACAAGGTACTCAGACCATCTAAAAAGCTACCCATTATTTACCTCGAACACCTTTAAAGATGGAAACAAGACCAGCGATAATAGCTATCAGTGTTGCTATAACGGATAGTTCAGGCTGGTGCTGTACCATCCACGCAAAAATACCGGACACTAGGCTTGCCTTTGCGTACGTGTGGGAGGTCATTTACATGATCCTCAAAGTAGACCACTGGATAGTGTAAGGTCCCCCAGAACCAGTAGTCATTCTAACTTGCAGATTCAATCCGCTCATCTGCAATACAAAGTGGGACGGAACGTTGATGATTTGACTAAAGTTGACCGTGTTCGTATTGGTAAACACAATCGCCGCAGCACTATAATTAGCAGCGTCCGCGGTATTGGCCGCGGTAGCACAAACTATATAAGCTGAAGTGACGCTGGCTACATTAGGCAAGGTAAATAGCGTAGTGAACGTAGCTTCCGGTACTCCGGTAGTTTGTCCTTGGGAACTGCCTATAGCTCCACCTGAAGCACTAAGTGTGGGGTTAATAATACCTGTAATAGCAGATCCCGATGCCGCTGCCAGCACTGTGCCTGTAGAAGCTAAAGTAGCTCGTAGCACACCCCCAGTAGCAATACCAACAGTGTTAGCCGAGGGCTGATAAATACCATTAGTAGGTATCGAAGAACTAGTTACAGAGAGATTCTGAACTGTGGGGCTAGAGAAAGAAGAGTCAATCTTAGTAGCTACCGCCGTACTAATCGCCGCTAGCTCGGCGTCGATCTGGGCTCCCTTAATGAGCTTATTCGGATCGCCGTGAGAAAGACTATCTTTCGGGGCGTAGCTTACAATAGGAGTATAGTTAGACAATTCTACCTACCTTTGCATACAACTGCATGTGCTGTAGGGCGAACTGTAAATTATTGATAGATACGTTAGCCCCTATTTTAATGAACTGGCCACTGCCACTAGCGGGAGTTTCCACATTGTAAAGAGCTTGGCCTCCGCCCCATTCATCCAAACCCCACTCTGAGATACCGTATTCCGCTATGACTCCAGCCATTAGGGTGTACTGAGAGGTGTTGAACGAATCGGCGAAGTCGTAGGCCCATTTCAGGGTAAGCACTCCAGAACCTGCTCCGTACGTGGCAAACACGCACTCTAACCGCTTCAGAGCTTTAAGGCGGGACCGTAGTTGTGGATCGAGGTCCAGCCACCCAGATTCGTAGATAGCGTTGTACGTGGCCCCATTATCTGAAAGTCCTGAATACTGGAATAGCTGGCCCGCTTTGCCCCCATATGTCGTTTTACTGTCGGAGAGGGTGGTGAGAGCGGTGGGTATAAAACTATCCCAGGTGGTGCACCGCCAAGTCCCGTCATCTAGTACTAATTTGGTATCAAAGACAAATACTACCCCAGAAAGAGGAGCAAGGAGCAGATAAAATCCGTTATTAGCGTTATAGGTAGATCGCAAACCTGAGGCCAGTTCCGATCCCGCAGTGGCGTTGACATAATCTCTGACATTGAGGGAAATATTACGGATTGCGTTGGATCGCTCAATAATGACACGTTTAAGGGAGGTGACTCCGGAAGCTGAGAGGAATACAAGGTCATCTCCATTTACGTTCTGAACCGTATCTCTGGCTACACATCCAATGCCAGAGATGAGGTCGATTACTTCGATATTGTTCGGATCTAGGCCAAGTTTAGAACCTGATCCGTCCTCAAAGAGTATGATATTTCTAGTGCCAAGGACGACGAGGAGATTGTTGTAAGATGCGAGAGCAACGATCCGGTCGTTCCCTGTGCCCCATATACTAGTAACGTTAATTGAACCAGCCCCGGTGATGTTCCAATTGGTAGCGTCAAGGAGGTTACAGTACTTGATGATCTGTCCTGTAGAGTCAACACCCCATAAACGACCGAAGGCGCTGAGTAGCTCGTTACCATCAGGGACCGTGCCAGAGGCCGCGGTAACAGTGGTGAAGTTTCCAGTTCCATTCCACACAATAAGCGGATGTGAAGCTTGCAAGCCATAGACGTTTCCGTTGAAGTTAACGAATTTCCAATTATCAGCAGACGGAGTAAGTGCTCCCGTAATATCCGTTAAAGTAGTCGTGCCATTGTAGATCTTGTTACCTCCGGTGGAGATAACTTGGTTAGAGCCCGAGATAGGAGTGTACTCGAATATTTGACTCACGGTGGGAGAGCCAGACATGGGAGTATTATTGAGTACGGTCCATCCACTTCTGGAAGCCAATCTACCGGACTGATCGAATATCATGTTCGTAGCTTTGGTGGCCCACGAGGGCTCTAGCAACGAAGACGCGGATTGGAGGTTTAACCCCCGCGCTCCCATGACAACAAGGCTTAGTGGCTGAAGTGGTGCAGCAGGCATCTAGTACTTAGATCCGTAAGGGATAATCAAGCTGGTGTGTAGCATCTGCTGAGCTTGATCTTGGGTAATGGCATCCGCTTGGGTATTTTCTACTTTCTCTGCTGTGAGGGTAATGGCCTCGCCCAGCTCCTCTCCACGTTCGTAGAGAGCGTACAGATAGGCTCTTTGCAGTACTGGAGCGGTAGGTATTTTCATAACATCTGTATCGTTAACTAAGTCGTCTTGAGGGTTGACTATATACAGTTGCATCGTGTACGTTCCATCAGGAGCAGCCCATAGTTGTACTGCTTTATTCCACATTCCTGCTTGGGCGTAGAACGTAGACTGGGACAATTGCCACACTGAAGGAGGGCGTTGCTGAGGTTGATTCTGTAGCTGTACCTTAGTCACCCAATCGTACAAAGTAGGTTCGTACTTTAATCTAGTCTCATAAGTAGCCGTCGTATTAAATAGCAAAGGTACTTGCTCAATAGGATCAAGCCACAAGCGAGCACGCTCACCAGCACCAGCACTGGCACTAAGAGGCGGAGCAGCGTACCTAGTAAGCATCGTATTAGTTTCATAGGAAGTTATCCCTACGATGCAATTAAAGGTTAGGTAGTCGAGGAGTTGTGACCACTGCCAAGCATCCTCGACTTCCCGTTTTGCGTCATTGACAAGAGCCCCTATCAGAGTAGAATAGGGCGTCTGAGTCACAGTGGTTACCTGAGACTCCCGTAGACGTACGAGCACGTCGTTAACTAGCTGTAGATAGGTTCTTGCCATTATGCACCGACAATAGCGACTATTAGGTCGCGGGGACGATCACCGAGAGTCCACGGTCCAAGGAGGCTGTATTCTCAGTACGAACCACGGCCGCGCCGAAGGCAACGTCCGCAACGATAGCATCCGAGAGGAACTCCACCTTGTACTGCGCCTGCACCCGAGGCTTGATCTGGTTGACCAGAATCATCGCACTCTGATGAGCATAGACCACCTGCCGATACGGCGTAGACGCATCGGTGGCGTTGAAGCTAGAGCAGTTGCTCGAAACGTACACGGGAGTACCGTATAGGTTACCCACGTAGCCGTTCCGAATGCTGTTCTCAGACCCAGGCTCTCCAACGAAAGCCTGCTCAGTGAACCGAGGAATACCCAAGAGCTTCCTCTTCGCCACCGGCGGAACCACCCAGAAGCGGTCGTCACCAGGGACATCGAGGTCGTCGAGGGTCTGCATCATCCGACGGATACCGTCATCCGTGAGATCCGTGCCGTTACCAGTATTGGTATTAGCAGCCGGGTTCCACGTAGTAGATCCGTCACCACCGATAACCGAACCACCCGAAGCCTTGGCGCCCGAAGACACCGCGGCACCGCCAGCCAGGACCGCCGCCACACTGTCGTGCAGGTAGCTGTCCACAGCCAGAGCCAGCGAGTAGCTCATATCGTTAACCAAGAACCGACGCATAGAAGGCAACGCCTGTTTCTCAACGAGATCCGGGAGCTGCTTACCGTGCACCCACCACTGGTTAATGGTGATGGTGAACTCGTTCATAGTCGGAGCGGTGAAGGTAACCGCAGCACCAGGAGTGCTGAAGTACTGAGCCGCCGTACCACGAGTAGAGGTCGGGATGTGTACAGTATCGCCATACTTGCCAGTATGGTCCATATTATCGACAAGATTTGCCAAGACAAGGTTCTTCTTGTAACGAACCGCGATCTCATCAGACCACAGTTCTGGAATAAACTTGTCGGCAATCGTAAAGGTCAATTGACCTGAACCAAGAGCCATATATTAATCCTTATTGAATGTTACGGTGTTCTCCGTAAGTGGCTCTTAACGAACACGCCCTTCGGCGTAGGCATCGAGACGCATTCTCTGGAACTCAGGATCTTCCCACTTCTGCTTAGCAACTGGGTCACCATTGATAGCCCGGAGCTGTAGCTCACTCAGCTTCTGCCGACTGAGAACAGGTTTAGGCTGTGGTTCCCCTCCCCCTGCCTTCACTGTCCCGGCCGCTTGAACGCGACCTTGACGAGCGGCTTCGGAGGCTCGCTTTGCAGTATTGTGTTCGTCCCACAATTCCCAAAGTTCATTACCAGCATCAAAGTTGTAATTACTGTGCAGAGATACCAAGAGTTTCTGCCGGACGGGGGATTTCATCACCCAATCCTGGAAATCCGGATTATTGACATCATCTTTGAACGTAGGGTGGGACGCCTCAAACCGGTTCTGTGCCACCTGTAATTCTAGCTGACTTAATCTCTGTGCGTTACCTTGAACGTCTGGGTTAGCGCCAACGACTTCGTTGACGGCACTTACTGGATCATTTAGAAGCTTTTCGGCGTTAACCTGGGGCTTCTTTACTTCGGTTTGCGTAGGTCCGATTACCTTGCTCAAGAGGCTCGTCTGGACATCGACAGTCTTTCTAAGCTGGCCTAGCTCGTTCCCTTGTCGTGCAAGCACTTTCTCGAGATTGACGTGCATGTCGATAAGTTCATCAGTAGACTTACCCTTATATTTCTCAGGGATCTCAGCAGAAATCTGCTGCATCTGAGGATCATTCGGGTTTTTGACGACATCCTGATACTCTAGATCAAGATCGTTTACGTTAGCATTCACTTCGGACATTTAGGTGCGTTCCTTCTTAGGTTTGTCGCATCGTCCCGCTGGCGAGTTCTAATACTCTTTAAGGTTCGGCTGACCGTCAGCTCTCCCACCTTTATCGGTACGATTTTTCTGCTCTTGCATTCGGTCCCATTTGGCAGCGGCGGAGGGAAAGTCTTTGCTTACCCCCATCTTCCTCCACCAAATCCCCGGCGCCGCAAGTAGGCGCTCGGCCTGTTGGCCGCAATTAGCGCACAGGTGAGTTGTCTCAAATGAGTACACCCGGTGCTCTTGAATTATTCCACAGTTCTTGCACTGGAAATCATAGAAGAATTTGCCCAACGACATTGAATCGGTTCCTATGATTCCGCAGATGCCGAATCGACATCTGGCAATCCTTGCTGATCTCGTTTAGCCTGGTCTACAAGGGCCTCTAGGCCAGTGATATACTTGTACCCAGACATAAGGCCACGGTAGAACTGAATCTGATCAAAGTTCCAATTCGACTCCGCCATAGCGTTCTTTATGTTCTCCCGTTTCTCGTTAAGATCGTCCACCAGCTCTTTCCAGCCGGGTTCGGCGAACAAGTGCTCGTAGATATCGATTAATTTACTTGGTTCCACTCGGCTTTCCTTTTGGTTTCATACTAGCGATTTTCTCTTTTGAACCGCGTTCTGCGTTGCCCATCTGAGTTTCGTGGCCACGTTGTAACTTGTTCTGATTGGCCTCGTGCGCCTGGCCAGATTCCATCATCGTCTTCTGGAGAGCCCTGTCTTTCTCGGCTTGCCTCTCTTCCATAGCCAATTTAGCTTTAGCCTCTTCTTTCTTGGCTTCCAGTTCTTTCTCGTGGCGCTGATGTTCCAGAGCCGTAGCAACCACATCGTGAGCGTGATCTTTGTGGTGCTCAACGTGAGATAGAGCTGTACCGATACGAGCGTGTTGCGAATCTGCCAAAGAAGCACCGGTCTGAACCGCTTGAATGTGCAACTCTTGCGGAATCGCTTTCGCCTTCTCCGTCGCTTCGTAGGTCTTGGCCTGGTTAAGCGGCACTTCGGAGTGAGTCTTGAGCGCCTCGGCCTCGAGCTTCGAGACCTCTGCCATAGCTCCACGCATCTGAATCTGCTGCATCGCTTGCTGCATCTGTTGCTGCTGAGGATTGGGCTGCATCATCTGATCGATAGCCGCCACCGCCTCTTCGCGGCTAGGTCCAGAGTAGTTCTCTATAATAGCCTTAAGGACTATATTGAACGCTGGAGTGCCGGGCGGGATAATAGCCAAGAGATTGGTCATCTGTGTCTGCTCGAACTCTCGCGCTAAGATCGACATAGACGACTTGACAATGAAATCTTGGTTATTCGGGTATCTCTTAGGATTAAGTACCTGATACGCAAGGTATGATTTCTTGACTAGAGGATCAAGAAAGTCCACGTCAATGGTCTGCATGGTGAGCTTGGCTCGTTTAAGCATAGCTGCCATAGACATGGAGGCCCCTGAAGCAGAAGCTGCTCCTGCGGCCGGGCTGTCGCCTGCTGGATCGAACGTGCCAGTGGCAAGTTGCACCATACGCTCCAGATCACCAGATTGCTGGAACCAGGCCGGATCAAGCCTGCCGAACTCAAGAGGTTGGATAATCTCTGTAGGCAGGCCATTGACTAGGAACGCTTTGCCCGGTCGTACTTGGAGATTAAGATTCCTGGGAAGACGGGTCGCGTCGAACCCGACGACGGGGTACGTGATGAGAGCCATCGCATCAATTCGGCCTCGAAGCTCCGCATCCAGTGCAAGCTGGCTATTGTAGGCTTTTTCAACTACACCTCTCCCCCAGAATCGGTTCGGAACACGGTCGTGCTGATAGGCGATAAAACCCCGATCTCCATTAGGAAAGGGATTCTTTTCTTTCTTGAGTAGGGCGTTACCGTTGGCGATAACAACGATGGCCTCCACCATTTCTTGGGGCGGAGTACGCCTATCGGACATGTCTTCAATAGCATACGGAGTTAGCGGAGTGTCCTCATTAGTGTCTTCAAAGTACTTAGCTGGAACTTGTCCGTGATACTCGCAGATGTAAGTAGAGTCGAGAATATTGACCTCGAGGTTTTCTCCTTTTGGTCCTCGAGCAATGATTCCCGTCGCGTATCCGGAGGCGGAACCAATAGGGACGTTAAAATACTCTCCAGTTCGCTGTTTACGTTCGATTTCATCTACGGGCCTTATAGTTTCGTGAGCGCACCCTTGCGCATCATCGATAGTAAGAGCCGCCGTGTCTATTACAAAATTGTACGGCGGGATAGCCTGCCAGTACACACACGTAACTTGCTGGGGAATCTCTTGTGGGTTGCCGTACTGATCCAGTTGCAACAACGAGATAGTCTTCTCTTCCACAATACGCTTGACAATCCCGGTGCCGTAGATAGCTCCGTTCATATACGTTTCTATGATGGCGTGCTTTACTTTGTCTCGGTCGAAATCGTAGAGGAGGTTATCTCGAGCCTGCTCGGCGCCCGCTCTCGCTTGCGGATCGGAGGTGGGTTCGTCGGCGATATCGAACCAAGTGCCTCGTCCGAACGTTGCTTCCACCATTTCCGCCACAGTCGCATCCACTGCTTGTTGTGTTGCTGGAGCAATGAGTCGAGATCGCTCTGAGTCACGCTGTTTAAGTCTAGCTGACCATTGGCCTCTCCAGATAGACCAGTACTGGTCCCAGAGGTCAAAATAGTTACTATCACGAGTTGAGCGCCATCGCAGTACCCGTGACATGATCCAACTGACGAGTTCACCGGTGTTTCCACGTTGGTTAATATCCTCCGACGCAACGTTTTGCGGGTCAGTGGTAATGTCGCTAGTGCCCACACTCATACTTTAAATACCTGCATAAACGTTTAGTACTTCTGCGCCTTCCCAGGCTTCTTCTAGTCTGCCGCCACCGAAGGTAGCTGATTGCATGTCGGTGTATCCGCCATAGTCCACATCTGCCAATTGGTCAACGTAGGCAAGGGCGTCCAGAAGGTCGTCATGGGATAAGGGGGAAGGGAAATCGTTACCTTGGGCGATAAGGTATCGCTGCCATAGATTGGAGGCAGACTCTTGATTGTTAAGGTAGATACGCCCTTTTTCCAGTCTTCCTTCAAGCCCCCACCTTATACGGTCCTCTTTGGACCCCTTATTCTTTCCGTTCGCTTCCAGGTCCCACACCGGGAAATAGCGGTTTAACCTCCGCATCTCGTCTTCTAAGTACGGCATCATCGCGTTGCGCAGTGAGCCTTTCTCGATTCCAAGTTTCATCGGCCTTATGTCGGAGTAGACCTTTAAGATTCGCAGGGCGGTCTCTCGCGAGTCCCATTGACCGTGATGGATCTCTTTTACCCACCATCCGTAACTCCCCACTTTAACAACAGCAATAGCGTGTTCATCGCGAACCTTGAGAGCACCTTTTCGGAGGTTCCCCTCCGTAGTGAATCCCGCTAGATCTACGGTGATGTACCAGTCGCCATCTACCGGCTCCTCCGAGAATTTCCAGCACTCCTCCCGTAAGATTATCCCACCGCCAGAGTTGAAGGACGCGCCGAACTCTTGTCTCGCCTGCGCGACCGTCATATTGGAGGAGGTGATAGCCGCTCGGATCTCTTCCGGATCTAATTTGGGGTTTTTTAGGCTTTCGAACTGCCAAGATTTCCACCCGTCCTGCTGCCACGTTTCTTTGACTGCAGCGTTATTCCAAATATCGTAGAAGTGGTTTTTGCCTTCAGGAGTACCTATGAACAAGGCTTCTCCTTTATAATCCGCCAGGGCGGGACGTATAATAACTTCCCACACATCCGGCTTCATGAAAGCGTATTCGTCCATAACTACGTAGGACAACCCCACACCACGCAAAGTATCTGGCCTATCAGCGCCACGAATGCTAATGCGCCGCCCGTTAATAAGAGTGAGAGTACCAGTGTTTTCAACGGTAGACTCTATGACACCACCGTCTTTCCTGAATTTAGCCAGCTCTTTCAGCTTAGGCCACATGATCTTCTTGCCTTGTTCGAACGTCGGAGCTACGTAGTAGACTTCAGCGGGCGTAACATCTACTCCTGCCCAGTTCTCGTTTTCTAACCCGTGGACTATAAGCTCGACCGCAGCGTAGTGCGATTTACCGAACCTTCGCCCGGCAGCTACTACTTTAAATCGACCTTCCGGGTTATTGTTCGCCGGACGGGCGTTAAAGATTTCTAGCTGTGAGTCGTGAAGATCAAATCTCAACGGAGGATTACAGCGTCATGTGAGGAGCAATCTTCATTGCCACTACACGGTACGTCATACTGGCTGGGTCAATGGCACCACCAGAGTTATTCTGGAGGATGATTACCACGGTATCGTTGGCGGTTACCCGTGCCCCTAGATCTAGGGCTCCAGGATCAGCGCTCGTCGAAATACCGTCGATAACCCAAGTACCGTCAAGACGGACACCCGGCACAGTAACAGTAACACTGCCCTGTGCTCCGTTAGCGATGGAGGCCACGTCAGCCACAGCGCTGCCTACCGCCACTTTCTCGTAAACACCCCGAAACTGTCGGGCTTCTGCAGCTTTAGCCATTAGCCACCCCTCTTAGCATTGTCCTTGCCGCGGTGCTCAGAGCCCCCCATCGAATCAAGTCGATGCGGATCAGCCGGAAGCACGCGAGCCGAGACGTTACGATCAATCTGCCCAGGAGTATCGTCAAAACAGCCGCCTGTCCTCTGGCGCTCGTATTTGCCGCTACCGCTGGTTTTATTCATAGCACCTTTGGAAGCACTAGCCATCTATTTTCTCTCCTGTGATAGTGATGTCTTCCTTACGTTCGGGAAGCTTACCAATCACGATTTGTACACGGTTATCTGCTGCCTCACCGTCATCACTGGCTTTTGTAGACGGCAGCGTTTTATCTATCAAAAGCTTAATCATCGCCTCATTACCATCTTTAGCCATCTCTAGGGCTTTGGCTAAGACCTCGGCCATGTGAGGGCCTACTTGTGCCCGAAGTTCTCCTTCGAGCATCTGTTTCATGAGGGTTATTTTATTCTTGACACCTTTTGGGCGTCCTGCTGGGTTACCAGATTGTCCCTTCTTCCACAGCTGAGGCTGCTTCTGACGAGGGGCTGGAAGTATGTCGTTAGCCAAAGATTGTCACTCCTACAGTGTAAGTCACTGGATTCGCGTTATTTGCTGTTACCACAATCCTCCACGTGAACGGGAAGATATCGTTTACCGAGACATTGGCCGTAGTAGCTCCGCCTGGAAACACCTGATACCTAGTAAGGCCGTTCGAAGATACCGCAGCTCCTTGGAGCACGGTGTAGTACGTACCCGAGGTAACATCTTTACCTTGAACCGTAAGCGTTATGTTACCGGTGCCTATACTGGAAACATTCAGATAGATTTCTGCTCCTACTCCCCACTCGTTACGGAAATCCTGAGTAGTCTGAGTAGTCGTGGCACCAACCACGTTAAGTGCGTTAAAGTTGATATTAGTAGCCACTACGTTTCCTTTTGCCGAAAAGCATCATCATGGACCCGCCACCAGGACTAGAACCGCCGGAGGGGGGAATTAAAGTAACGGCTTGGCCAGAGAGTATATAAGAGCCGAACGCCGCATCCAAAGCTAGATCCGAATTGGCCAGTGCTCCCTGATAGTCGTAACTACCGCCGTTGGCAAGTAATTCTAGAGCACCTGCGGTGGACAGAGTAGCCGCTTGACCAGTAAGGGAGTACGAACCGAAATTAGCAGTAAGACTAGAACCAGTAGAGGCGGGAGCAAACGATATGGTGAAAGCCGCCATATCATAAGAGGTCTGGGTAGAGAACGTCAGGGTATCACTTGTTGACCCTGCTGTAGCTTTAATAAACCAGCTATCTCCACCGGTTACGAAGTTAGCTCCAGAGATAGAATCTACTACCGTACCGTTGGCAGAAGTAGGAGCGTTATTAGTGGAGCTGGCACCTCCAGCACACGCTACTACGGCTGCGTTAGCCGCTACCGTAGTAATGGAGGGAGTAGCTACAGTAGTAGTACCTCCAGTAGGATTAGAGACAGCAAAGGCGTCGTAGCCGCCGGTGGTAACTGCTCCTATAAGCTCCAGCACCATGATCTGGAGACCGCCACCTGAACTACTGGCAGTAAAGGTGTGGCTAGAACCTCCGGTGGCGTTCTGTACGTAGGAGATTACGGCGTGGCCGAATCCTCCGTTAAAACTTTGGTTGCCTCCTGTGGGGGTGTTCCAAGTGTTGCTTTTACTGTCCGAGATAGAGGGGATGTTTCCCCCAAAAGCAAACGCTACGAGAGTAGATCCAGTGGCTTGAGTAGTTACAGCACTGGTAGTGAGAGAACTCGAGAACGGGCTCTCTGCTTTGGCGTGTACACCTAGAGTAATAGCCACTAGACGACAAACCCCATATAGCAGAAGTACGTAACACCGTTACCGCCTGACACAGGGCAAGCTACGTTCCACTTGTAGTGCAACCCGCCATTTACAGCCAACATACCCCACCCAGTATTGTCTAGCGGTACCTCGAAGCGGTTCCACTGATTTAGAGTGAGGGTGCCGGCCGACGGAGATTTGATGTACGTGGAGATATCGCCAGCATCTAGTCCGACAGTCTGGTCACCTTGCTGGACCAGTATGTGGTCGCCTACGGAGGCATTGAGGCCCCCTGCGTTGTTATCTGTTACTGTGGTAGCAGTGTTGGACGTGTAGCCAGACGACCCGCCGTTGGCTCGGTTAAAAATACCGGTACTAGTCGAAATGAACGCATTAGTAGCTAACGTCTGATTAGCAAATGTCAGTACGTTACTGGAGACGTTTGAAACTACCCCTTCGACGTTGATGGTGGCTTCAGTCTTACCGAGAGCATAACCCCCTGATTTGACAGGATAAATGTATCCACAGAACCTGGTGTACGGATTAGCGTTGAACGCTCCATTAGAGCCTGTAGCTGGATTCTGTAGCAGGATATTTACCAAGAACCCGTACCCCGCGTTACTCTGTGGAGTAACTTCAGCCATAAGTTGATTGGTGAATCCCAATCCTGTAGGATAGGAGGGGGCGTTCATAGAGGTCGCAAAAGTGCCTGAGGTAGCTGTACCTGGAGACACGTACCGTACGTTCTGGTTGTTGAAGTATCCGTCGTGCCAAAGTGAAGATAGTCCTACCTGGCTGCCGCCGCACATAACTACGTGCATATTGTGGCTGTCATTAGGCCACGTATCGGAGTACGCTGCGGGAGTAACGGAGTTACTGGAGCTACTGTACGAGCCTGCGCCGTTGGCGTTTACAGCCCTTATTTGAGCTGTCTGAGCCGTGTTGGGAACTCCAATGAAGTCTACTCGGCAAGACAGAGCATCAACTATTGTGTACCTAGATTGAGTACCCGTAATGCCTGACGGAGATAGAAGTCCTTGGAACTGAGTGATCTGCGAACCACCGTCCGTTGGCATGGCGAACGTAGCGTAAGCGGTGCCGGGAGTACCATCGGAGTACAGCACAACACTGGACGGAATGCCAGGAGTACCGGCCCCGCCTTGGGAGAAACTAGCTCCTTGACCTGCGTACACATAAGTGCCCGAAGCCGCAACTAGGGCGGACGGGTTGGACGAAGAGGCTAGCCCGTGGTGTGGAGTAAGAACTCCGTACCTGCCTACACCACTCTGTAGAGTAAGCGGGGCATCGCCAAATTTAAGGCGGATGCCGCGGGTGGCCATTAGGCGATCTGGAAGACGCCGTTAGTGCCGTCTAGGGTGACAGTAAACGTCTGGCCCGTAGTAAGGGACACACCAGAACCGTTGTCCCACCAAGCTATTAGATTGCCGGAGGCTGCCGTAGAGTTATACAAGACCACGTACCTAAACGTAGCCATGTTACCAGAAGCTGTCCACGTAGGGTTAGCTGCCGTAGCCTTGTACGAGTACGTACCCCCACTCTGGGACGAACTGGTAAGCGTCAAAGAAGCTCCGCCAGTAGAATACCCGTTACCACTGGAGATCTCCGTAATATCTGCTTTAACGGCGTTAGCGGCCGTCGGAGCGGTATTCGTGAGCATGATCTTGAACGTGTCGGAACCGAAGTTGTGGACTTTGTTGGCCAGATCGGCGACGAAAGCGTTGAACTTATTGTATGTTGCCATTTTTAATATCTAACTCCACCGAGAGCTAAGAGGGATAAACCTAGAGCGTGCTGTAGGTTCATTCCAGTACCACCTCCACCTACGGGGATCTGCGGTGCTACTTTTACTCCTAGTGCCTTAACTCGGCGTTTCCAAGGAGTGAATACAGGGTAAAATTGGGTTGGGTTGGGTTGCGGTTTACGGTACAGCAGTACGTTCCGGTTTATCTTAGAGGCTAGGAGAAGACCTACTCTAAGGGTTATTTTACGACCGCCAGTACGTGCTACTAGGTGATTACGTACTACAATAGTCCTGGTTGGCTTCAGTTGGCCTGTAGCCCGAGGAATGATAGTAAGGTACGATATAAGCCGCAGACGCCTGGTCGTCCGCGGCCTAATTTCAAAGTCTCGTCTAACTACTACCAGGGGCATATGGTTTGCAGAACCTAGACCGTTTAACGCCGAACCATCGTAGAATTTTGCAGATTAAACGACAGATACGGCAGTCGGAGGGTTTGGAATTGACGGATTAGCAATTACGAACGGTACCGGAGTAGACCCTGCGCTCTCTACTGCCTGGCCCTGAGATACAGATTCCGTATAAAGAACGACACTATAGCTACCGCTAGGGAGACTAGGGAGAGCAATAGAACCGTTGCCAGAACTATCAATACCCAGAGAGGCAGTATCCACAACAGTAGAAATGCCAACGTTGCCAGCGCTATCAAGAATGGTGAGTTTGACACCCGTTACGTCCGATACGGCAAGAGGACTGCCGTCTGTGTTCGTAGTTGGAAGAGTAAAGACAACTTTAGTCGGATTAGCCATTATTTAACCTCAATGTATTCAATGTGGACAGAAGCCGTGAATCCACTGGGGACCGACGGAAATGCAATGGCGAAAGTCTCGCCAGGAACCACCAGTAAGCCGCCTGGCTTACGGTTGAACTCGTAAGGAGCAAACATCTGCCAGATTTCGGGATCAGAGCCGTTCTTCAACGTACCCGGAGTAGTCACGTTGTAGGAGAACGTAGACGACGCTGCAGGGGCGGAGTTGGGCTCCGGAGTAAGAGTACCCGAAGTACCCCCAGAACCTGTCGTAGATCGCCTAACGAGCTGGAGAGTCTGTACCGCAGCAGCGTTAGAATTGGAAGTAAGGACGATACGTTCGATGATAATCGGAATATTAGAAACAGCAGTGAGAGTAGCTAGATCGACTGGCGAACCCGTAGTGCTTACCGAAAAAGCGCTCTGAATAGCGTTATATTTTTGACCAAGACCAAGTTCCATGTTTGTTCCTATCTAGGGTAGTAGAGATCATAGAAGACGTAAGTTTTACGCTTCGGTGGGGGGAAGGCTGTGCTTCCCGTACCTCCACCACCAGAGGGAGGTGGGGCCGCGGCCGGTAAAATGGCCGCGATAATAGCCTGGTTGGCAGCAGAAGAATCGCCCCCAACCGTCCAGCCAGCAGACGTTATATCTGCCGCAGTGTTCTGTATTAGATAATCCCAGACGAAGGAACGGCCTCCGTCAGAGCCCGTAGAGTGGGTAAGTTCCCCAGTCCACAGAGCAGGGACATCAAAGCTTGTGAGGGTAGCTTGTTTGGTGCCTAGTGTAACTACTAGACAATTGTTGTTGTTGCCGATTGTTAAATTCGGCCAACTTAACCCAGCACTACCAGACGATCCTCGACTATTAGTAGCTACTATAGAGGAAGCAAAATTAGCGGCGTTAGTAGGACCTCCAGTAAACCTGGCCATAGCGTAGGAGCAATTGTTTCCTCCACTATTAGATACGTTGGAGGTAGCTCCCTCTGTGCCATCCACTACTCTATAGAGAATAGCCGAAGAGTTGTTAGTGTTCCTGCTAACTAAGGGAGTGAAATCTGATGCTGTGAAGGTCTTGCCGGCACCGAAACCCAAAGCGCACATCAACAGAACTGTGTCGCCAACTTGAATACCGGCAGGATAAGTAACCGCCACGGTTCCAGATCCACTTTGAGTAGCTGTCGTTGATTGGTAAGCCCAGGTCATGAGCGGTGCTCACCGCGATTGCGAGGTGTTTTCATCGCTTAAGGGAACGCCGTCGGGTAATTGAGATTGAGATACGAGTTGGCGTTAAACCCCGCCAAGGAGTCTACGATGTTCTGGTACGGTACTGTCGGACCGTTCAAAGGATACGGGTAGTTGGCAGGGGCTCCTGCGTTTGGAGCGTAACAGTTGCAATTGGGACCTGTGAAGTTCTGCATCCACACAAAGAAGTGCGATGCTCCTGTGTAGGAAGCTCCAGAGAGAATGTCGGGTAATCTACCGTTACCTTCTCCTGCGGGAGGCACTACGGCGTCATACCCTAGGATGAACGAACCACCTAACTCATCCGCCACAGTGTGGTGGTGAGAATTATAACCCAGAGCTTTATAGTTGGTGTAAACGATAGGTCCGTTGGTAGCTGATTGGCCACAGAACGCTTGTTGACCCCAGTCTGCCTTGGTTTTAGCTTGTTTGCCGGCAGCCGCGTAGTCGGAGGGATTAGTAAGATTCGAGCCGTCGAACGGAGCAATACTCCAGAAGTTTCGGCAGAAAATCCCCACTAGTTGGGCGGTAGCGTCGTGACCTCCAGGATTGCCGGAACCGTTAGCGAAAGTGGGCATTATTTGTAGCAAGCTATTCGGGATACCTCCGCGAAGATCGGCAGCGAACCCGTTAGGAATTCCGGTCGTACCTCCCATAGCCGCTATGAAGGAAGCGTTAGAGATGCCGCACTGAACGGCAGAAACACCGCCTAAACTAAGTTCTTGGAACGGGTTAATGGACTCGAGATGGATACCACTAGCGTCTAGCTGGTTCTGCAGATTAACCAAGCAGTACCGCATTTCGTTCAAGACGTTGGCGTTATCGATACGGAGAAATAGCCCGGAGGCACCTGTAGTGTTACCGTACCATAATCCTCCATGCTGTCCGGTAGCCCCGGAAGCCGCGGTGACGGGACCGTACGTAGTGTTATCGATCCACCACGCAGGAGCGTTGACAGTAGCAGATCCAGCTCCGGCGGAGTTAAGCGTATTTCCAACGGAGTTAACCTCTATGGAAAGAGTGTACGGACCGTTGGGAAGGGTTTTAATGAAATTGTAGAGCTGGGTAAGGAACGAAACGCCATTAGCTACCGATATAAGCCCTTGGGATAGTGCTGTCGGTCCGCCTTTGGTGACGGTACCTGTGGATTGCATCAACAAAGGCCAGTTGAGAACTACGCAGAACCCTTTGATTATCTTAGAGGTGTTCTTGGTTGCTACTGCGGTCATGGGGGGTTGCCAGTCAGACATAGCCGAAGTTACTGAGCTGTACTGTCCTCCAATATTACCCACTATAGCGTGGACACCCGGAGTGAACACCATTTGGTGCCCAGTATTGGTGGGGGTCGAGGTAGTCCCTGTCGCTGTATTGGACAGGGGACCCTCCCCTGCAGAGTTGACCCCCGAGACTTGGTACTGGTGAACAGTACCCGGTGACAGACCAGAATCTTGAAAGGTCGTGGAGCTGGAGGACCCCACGACCGACCCATCCCGATAAATATTGTACGAAGTAGCGTTAAGTGCCGCCGACCAGGAAAGATTAATGGTAGTAGTAGTTACCGAACCTGTAACCAGGTTTGTGGGTTGAGCAGGTACTCCGGCGAGGGTAGTGGCAGTAGCTGTATTGGAGTAAGCTGAAAATCTACCGTCGTTGACCTGTACTCTACCTCTGAAGTAATAGGTGGTAGCCTGGGATAGTCCGGTATAGGGATACGTGGAAGAACTACCGGAGGAGAGAGGGACGAAAGGCCCGTTAAGGGCGGGAGCCACTTCAAAAGCAAAGGATATAGCTCCTGGAGGGCCAGAGTAAGCTAAAGCTAGGTTAATCTGGGTACTAGAGATAACGGTAGCTGTAAGGACGGGGGTGCCTATAGGCAAAACTGTCCCGCCGGTAAGAAAAGGAACCGCTATGTATCTAGGTGGCAAAGGTTTACGAATTGGAGATGACAGCGATCTTATCCCCCGGATCCACGGAGAAGTACTCTGTCTGGTTAGCCGCTAGGCGAGCACTGGAAGTCGTAGCGGAGGGGTTAGCCCCACCTACAGCTACGGAGCACACCACATCGGTGTGTACCCGGATAAGCCGGGTAAGTCTATTGAACGCTGCGGACTGGGTAGTAACTCCCGAAATAGTAATCTTCTGCTCTGCTAGAGAAGGTCCTTTAGGAGCTTGGGCGGTAACCTTGAAAGAGGTGTTTCCATCAGTAGAATCGGGATCTACTTGACCTACTCCTTGGTACTCGGTGACATATAGGCTAGCCATGCTAGGAGCCTCGCTTTACTTATTGGTATAGCGCTTAGAGATGGGGTGCCGAGCCGTTGTACCGTCTTTACGAGTAGGCTCGGGGTGACCGTTAGCGGAGTACGGGGTTATTCCGGGTTCTGGGACGACCTCTTGGTTTGCGTATCCTGCTCTCATCCCCTCGATCTCCGATTGAGGAGCTGGAGGCGGAAGTACCATCCGCGGTGCGCCGCTCGCCCCTGGACTCGCTTTCGGTGTGTCCGGCACAGTTACTTACTCGTAAGTACTTTTCTAATAGAGAACTGACCACGGTCAATTCCTGAATCAGCCGCAGTTGGACCGCTGTGTCCCAAGAAAGGCCGTGGACCGTTTCCTTTTCGACTTGCTTCTGTAGCGTTGCTAGAGAAACCGTCGGCTTCGAATCCTCGTCTACGAGGGCTCTGCTGTTCGGAGATTGTGACAGAGTCGGTATCAATTTTCATTCCTTTTCCTTTTGATGCCGACGGGGAGGTTCCGCCTCGCATCTGTGTCAAATTTCATTCCTAGTACTTCCGGTGATTTTCGTTAGAGTGGCGTTTAGTGATTCCGGCCTTGTCGTCCGCTTTCGCGAACTCTTTACCTACGCTTTGGGGTACGCCGGCTTTCTTGGCAAATTCGGAGGAGTGGGCTATCGCTTCCATAAAATTATGTTGTTTCTTAGATTTGGAGGGCATAATTTTATCCCAGCTCCTTTCAGGAGCTAAAGCGGTGCTGTTTAGCGGGTTTAGATGGCATCTTTGTTAAGCTCGGCGGTGGGTACACACCCGTAAATCTTGATAACGTACTTACCAGTGGCGGAGCGATAGGGCTCAGGACGGCTTATAAGGCCGCTGTGGAGGATTTCTAGGCACCCCCCGCTACTAGGGTACTCCTTGACGGCAATCGGCCCGCTGAGAGGCTCTCCGGAGGTTACAGAGATAAGCAAGTAAGCCAGGGTAGTAGGTAAAGAGATATCCATCTTAATTTTCCAAGTCTTCTGGGTCTAAGGTGAGACCTAGCTTCTTATACCGAGATCTCAGTAGTCTGACGAAGCTGGGCGGGTGGTCCACCTTGTCCTTGTAGCCTAGGATTATACGGTGGTAGACGTGGGTCATCTCGTGGACTAGCGTCTTTATGTGATCAGACGCTTTCGAGGAGATGATTAGGTACTTGGGAGTATTGGTGGTCTCGTCGTAGATGAAAGCTCCATCTAGCCCTTCCGGGGAGAGATTAGCTACTTTCACTTTACAGTCGGGGAGTCTGCCTTCAAAGAGGGTTTTATTAAGTAGCCAATAGGCTAGATTCAAGTTCCCGGATAGTTCGGATGTCTTGAGCTTCATCAATGCGAGAGCTTCCATCTAGGTGCTTGGTTAAGAAATCCATGTACTCCCGGAGTTCTAAAGCGTCCTGGAGACGGAGCCTGTAGTTGAACAAAGACCTATCGTTAAAATTATATTTCTGGGTCATGAATTTATACGGTAACAGAAGTTTAGAGATTTGTCAAGAACTTTGTGAGTAGTACATATTTAAATTTTTGTACAGGTGTTCTCTGGGAGGGGACCCCAAGGTCCCCCTTATATTCTTATCTTAATTCTTATATATTCTTATTCTTGTATATATTCTTAATATTATA